CTCGCGAAATGCTTTTTGGAGTTCAGGGCTCATCACTTCTTATTCAGTTGCGCCGTCGCAAGCTTGTTGCGCAGGTGCTTCTTCTCTTCTTCAGAGATCGAGATGATGTCGGTCGCTGAATTGATGAACGCAGACAAGACGAGGCGCACGCGCTCAGTCGAGTCATCGAGGGCTGTTTCGACGTGCCTCAATTGCTTCGCGTACGTCTCTGCGACTTGCTTGAGCTCGGACGTGGCAGCGACGAGCTTGTCTTGCCTCGTTGCGTGAGACTCAAGCCGGCGCCGTCCGTAGTCCCACAGCGCGACTACCGCCAGGGCGAGCACCAAGCACTCAGTCATGATCGATAACAAAGTCGATCTCTCCCTTCGTGATCGCCTGGCTAATACCAACCAAGTCGAGGGTCATAACCTTGATGGCGCTCTTCTTAAGCCGGTCCTTGCCGAACTTGACCTCGGCAAGGGTCAGGGCGCCGTCCAGGACGCTAATGCGATAAACGTCGTACTTCTCTTTGTCGTTCTTACTCAGAACAACGCCCACAAAGTCGACTACTTCGGGTTCAGATGGCTCAGGTTCGATCATGACTTCCTACCTGCTAGTATAAACGACTTGCGCCCCGCCCGCCCGACATTGTTGTTGGATTCTACGCACTGTCGTCTCGCTCTTAGACAGACACTCGGGCGAGTGCACCAACACATAGTCAATCGTCCAGGTACCGTGAGACAGCTCCTCGAGCAGCCGATCAACCCGATCGAAGGTGTGCTCGAGTTTGACGCTGTGTACCTGAACCCAGCGCTCAATCGACCGTTTCTGCTCGCCCAGCTTATCGCGCCTGATGAGGGCGAGCGCATAGGTGCGCAGCACCTTTCTCTCGAGGACCATGCTCGTTACTATATCACTGTTTGACAATGCCAGAACCAATCGCGCAGTTCGGGAAACACTCTCATTCGAGAATTTCCTAACTGACTTCAAAACGCCGGTCGTGAGCGATCTCGAGCCCACACCTGAATCGGCTAAAGCTCTAAAGATGAGCTGCTCGGCTTTTGCACCTGCTGTCTTCAAAGAAGATCGGCGGAAAAAAGCCAACATTGAACAAGCACAAGTACTGGCATTTGACATTGACGAAGCTGTTAACGGGCACGAGCTGGCTGAGAGACTCAGGCGCAGGGGGATATCGTGGGCAGTGCACAGCACGACTTCGGGGCGCGGCGTACACGTCCTGATTCCGCTTGCTCGCCCTGTCGATCACGAGACGTATCTGCGGTACTGGGACGAGGCGCGTTCGATCTTCTATGGCATCGAAATCGACGAGTCGAAGCGGGGCGCGGAAAGTTTGTTCTTCGCGCCGAAGATCTTCTCGGCACACCAAAAAGCGTACTTTTTCGACTGCGTAACCGATGCGCCGTACTTGGGAGCTTCGGGCTTTGCACCGTTTAGACCGGAGAAGGTGGGGGCGGACAAGTATGTCGACGAAGTACGACGAGCACGCAATAAGCACACAACTGTAAACCGTAACGCGTTCGTGTTGGGCCTACTGGGTGTCGAGCTCGAGGACGCGAAGACACGATTACTGGGCGCGTTGCGAGAGAACGTCACGAGTGACGCTGTAGTCTCATGGGATGCTGCAGAGCACACGATTGTAAGCGCATGGACTGACGGGCATGCGCAGAAGGAAGCAGAGGATGCGCGTCCCAAGTTCGTGCCTAAGGAGGCGCAAAGCACTGGAAAACGTGTATTAAAAGAGGCACTCGCGGGAATTAAGAAGGGCGAGCCGCTAGGGGCTTGGGGATTCAAGGTCGGGCAATTCGTGCCTCACGTGCTCGAGTACGAGTCGGTGTTGGACTTGCTCAAAGAGGCGTGGGAGGGGGCGAAGAACCACGATACACGGTCGCTAGACACTGCAGTGAGCGAGCTCGTGTCAGGCCTCGACGCGGGGAAACGAACGCCCGTTGGTGTTCACGAGGATTGGCAGCGCGAACTCAAGCTTACCCCTGACGGGTTGGGCTTTCACGCTGGTGAGAACAACGTGTACATCGTACTCGAGAAGCATCCCGACCTTCAGGGGCTTGCTGCGCATGATGTACGCGAGGGCGCGCCGATGTACTTGCGTGAACCGCCCTGGCACAAAGGACTCGAACTGGGCTATCCGCGGCGACTCGAGGACAGCGATCGGCAGCCTCTTGCGTGCTGGTTACGCGAGCAGTTGGGAGTCGCGAATGTCAAGCCACGAACAGCACTCGAGGGCTTGGCTGATTTAGCTAACCGAAGTAAGCACGACGCCCTGTTGGAGTACTTCAAGAACTGCGTTAAGGCAACAAGTACAAATGTAATCGAAACAGTGCTGTGTCGGGTCTTGGGAGCCGAAGACAGTGCATACACGCGCGCGGTCACGATGAAGTGGTTCATCGGACTGGTGGCGCGGCAATTTCAGCCGGGGTGCAAGATGGATAACTTGCTCATCTTGGTGGGTGAGCAGGGTTTGGGTAAGTCCACGTTCTTACAGGAACTATTTCCGCCTGAACTGCAGGAGGCAGCCTACACCGATTCGTTGAACATGCTTCGTCTCGAGCGCGATCAAATCGTCAAGTTGAGCAGGTACGCGTGCGTCGAGATCGGCGAGCTCGCTGCGATGAACAAGAGCGATATCGAGACGGTCAAGATGGCTATCTCGCAGCGCGTGGGAGATGAACGCGCGGCATACGCCCAGCTGCACGCTCGCTATCCGAGACGGGCCGTGTTCGTCGGGACGACCAACCGAGGCGATTTTCTACGGGACCCGACAGGGGCTCGCCGCTTCTGGCCAGTCGAGGTAAAAGGTCGTCTCGATTTAGAGGCCCTACGCGCCATCAGGAGCGATTTGTGGGGCGAGGCCGTGGGTGCGTACCACCGAGGCGTTTCCTGGCATCTGGGGGCCGCTGAGGAGGCTTTAGCGGGCGAAGTGCGGGAGGACTACCAAGAGGAGGACACTCTGCTTGAGGAAGTCCGAGCTTTGCTCGCCGAATGGCCGGGGGAATCGAAATTCGAAAACCCGAACTACCACATGCAGGCTTGGCAGCTCGACGGTAAGCGCGTGCTCAAAGTCAGGCTTGGGCAGTTGCTGCTCAAGCTTGGGTATGACTTGGGGGACAAACAGAAAGAACGTCGGGTCGCTGATGTGCTCCGACGATTCGGATGGACTTGCAAACTCGAGAAGCACGCCGGCACGCCGTATCGCATTTGGTACAATCAGGCTAGGTAACGAGATGCAGTTACCGGTAACTCGCTGAAAAGTTGTTCAGTAGGTTACCGGTTTTCTTCCATGAATACCAATCATTAGTACTAGTAGGTAACAGTAGTAACAGTAGATTAGATAATATAAAGAGTATAGATAGAATATATAGAGGGGGGGGGATCTATATGAGTAGGGACATAGGTTGAAACCCGATACTTCCGCTACTCCGTTACCGCTGAATAGCCAATGCAGGCCGGCTCATAGCCTATAACAACTAAAAAAGGACACCTCGAAGCCTTCGAAGGTGTCCAATCTTTGCACATAGCCTATTGAGGCTAGCGCTGTCAGCCTGACGCCTGCGCGTCAGCAGATAGCTAGTGTTGGCTATGCACGAGTCCTGCCCAGTCCGAGCAGTGTGCTCGGGTCGACCTCGAGAAGTGCGCACATGTGCAGAAAGGTGCGCAGATTCATATCTCGCCTACCCGTCTCGATGTCCGCGAGATATGGCCTGGATAGGCCAATCCGGGGCGCGAACGCCCGTTGGCTAAAGCCCCGCTCTTCGCGAATCCGCTTCAAGTTCATGGCCAAATTGTGTGCGATCTCAGTTGCCATAACAGCCTCATCTGGTGACAAGTCGGCAAGCGCTTCGACCGGCGCAGATACTAGTTCGAGTGCGTCTGGCTGGTGCCAGCTCATCATGCCGTCATGCCAGCGCACGAGCGCCTGTTCCGGGTCTCCCGGAAGGTCTCTGTGCAGGCGTTTGACGATGCCAATCGCGCCGTCCTGGCGCGAGCGTACGACCGAATCGGGCTTGATTGTCACAGGCCCCACAACCGGTGCGGGATCCTGGCGCGAGCGTACGACCGAATCGGGCTTGACCGTCATATTCCGAGACGCATCAAAACTTGCGCCATAAGCAGCGTCACAAGTGTGCAAAAGATCATGCCGGGCACGCCGCCGTGGTCGATAATGAAGTTGATCATATGTTCCTATTTTCCTTGCTCCAGATAATTTCAACGTAAAGTGTCTCGCACTCACGCGGACAGGTTTGTATCCAAGCTGAATAGTAGCGCGTGTGTCGAACGGTGATAGTGCACGCGTGTGGGCACCCGGTCTCGGATGAAAGGAAAAGCCAGGGCATGTTGTATGTAGTGCTCATGGAAACCTCACATTCACACGCCAAGCGCGACCGTCGTCAGTCTCGCCCCAAAACTGCCATTGACTCGGTCCACGTACATAGTCACGGGTGACGTTCAATAGCGCGTCGAGCTCTTGTCCATTGTACTCGAGCGTGATCGTGTTGTCGGTCGCGATGCTCTGCGCGATTGCTTGTTGCGCGGTCACTGTACACCGTCCCATTGTCTAGCCTCGTCGAGGCTCGAGAATGCGTGGTAGCCGTCCTCAAACTTGACGACTGCACGAGCCCACGGCGCACGCTCGAACGCTTCCTGTTCAGTCTGACACTCGTCTAAAAACTTATCTCTCACGACTACTCCTGCACGCGCACAATGCGCACTTGCCCACCGTTCCGTTGAATGTCTTCGGCCATCTCGACGGCCTCTTCATAAAGAAGGTTTTGCCCGTCCGAGACGAAGCACCATTCACTCTGCCACTTGGTCTGCACAGCATAACAACGCATAACTTTGTCCTTTGGCCCGTGCCTCGGTAGGTTGCCGAGGCTGTTGTGCGCTTACTACTTCTTTGCTGCGCGTAGTGCTTCCAACTTACGCACGCAATGTTTACAAGTCGGTTCGCCCTCCTCAATTTCATCGCATAGGTGGCCCGGTTTTACCCGCCCACATAAGGCCGTGGCGGCATCGTCAACGCTCGCGTGCGTGAGTAGTGGGCCGTCCAGTTTAGCGCGGGATTTGCCGGGATAAGCGGCTGCTAAGACACTATGTACAGTGATCATTGTTCCCTGTTCTTTGGCCCGTGCCGCGGTAGGTTGCCGAGGCCGTTGTACGATTACTCTAACACTGTGTGATCCGCACAATTACTTGTCCGGTAGCGTCGTAAATCTCGCCGTATTGTTCTGGGCGCGGCGTGTGATTCCAGTAGAGCTCATCGGCGCCTCTAGGCGCGAACACGCCGACAGCGGCCAACGCGTGTTCTGTGTGCGAGTGTGATGCATTGAACGGAAGCAAGACTGCGCCGGCCTCTGACCAGTCATCACACTCTGCGTCGTAATGTTCCACGGTAAATCGGTACAAGTTCATAATCTCACTCCGCGAACCTATCGTGCCACACACGAACCCGAACACGTACGTGCTCGGGTTACAGTGTCGTATCGCTAGGTTTAGTAACTCTTGCCCGTCATTTTTGTGCGTAGATACACGCGTTGATAGTTGTCGGTCCGGAAGTAGACCGAAGGCCCCGCGGCTGCCCTCGGTCTCATCTCCCATACTTCGATTGTCTCGCCCTCGTTCGTGTCGATTGTGACCGGTCCGATGACCTCGTACGAGGCCATCACACTGATACTTGCTCGACATTCACGCGCGCGTGTACACGCTTGAATGTCTTGACGTCGAAGTAAGCCGAGTCGCAAAGACCGTGTTTTACAGCTGATTTGCGCACAAGTTCCCAACACTCGTACGTGTCGCCGGACCACGTCTCGACCGTGACCGGCTTACTGCGCACGCTATAGTTGCGCATTGTGTCACCAAAAAACGCCATGCTCTTGCGGTCAAAGAAGTTCGAGCCAGTTGCTGTGACTTTTGCTTTGAGATCTGCGGGTGTCATTGTGTGCTCCTATTCATTCCGGTGTAATGTCGCCGCGATCGTTCAAGAGGCCGGCTTTTGCTGCAATGGCGCGGATAGCCTTGTCCTCCGTACCGCCATCAAGCTTGCCCGTCTCGCAGCTCAACAGTTTGATGAGCGCGTTCAGGATATCGGCCATGTACTCGTCTGCATAACCGTCGTCGCCGATACGTGACTCGCCATCACTAAGAGCTGCATACGCGTCACAGTACTTTTCCGCGGCGACCTTCATGGCAGTCCAAGCCACGCCCATGTTTTTACGATTCATTGCCGCAATCGCGGTCTGTTTCTGTGTCCATTCCATGTTCTATTCTCCCTAACTAACGCAACCACACAGTAGCTCGCACAGTCCTAGCGCGAGCTCTAGTGCAGATGTGTCAATCTTCGTCGCTAGGCCAGAAACCAAAATCCGCGCCATCGCCCCAATGCGCACCGAACGTGTGACCCTCAGGCGCGAAGTAATCGAGTGCGGTCATAAGCTGATCAACTACTTCGCTATTGACGTCGTCACCGTGGTCGGATTCCCGTGCATCAGCGATCAGATTCAAGAATTCGTCGCGCTCGTTCTGACGCCCACACCAGTGGTCGGCATTGTCTTGAATGAGACTCTCGAGAGTGTCCGCGAAAGCAGACAACAAGTCCTCTGTCTTGAGTGTTCCCGCGCTTACTGTTCCCGGTTCTGCAGTCTTGAGTGTCATTGTCTCGCTCCGTTGTTAGCTACGTGTCAGCTATGCGCGAGTACATCCATGCACTCGCGTAACGCTCGCACTAGCTACAGTCCCTCACGTTCCACGATATCGCCCCAATTCCCGATGAATAACCGGTCACTCGCGCGCTTGTACACGAGCGTGGTCGCGTACGTGTCGCCAGCGTTGCAGTACTCGTAAGGCGGCGCGTAACCCTCTGAATGTTCGCCCTCACCTATGCACTCGACACCGCTCGTTCCGAGTATGTGGTCGATAGCGTGGAGCACGAGCGTGGTCCGCCACATACGGCTGTTGTAAGGATCGTTGTAGCAAGAGCGCGCATACGCGGCGGTTTCTGGACACTTCGCTTCTATGAGTGGCTCGAGTAGTTCGCGGTAATCGCGCGCTGCGCAGAGGTCCTTGATTAGTTTCGCTTGCGCGGTGTCAAGGTCGAACGTGTCGCGTAGTTTTTTGGCTTGTGGTGAGATCATTTTACTTACTCCTTAGATGCTAGTGCGACGATATCGTGCGTGTCGTGACTCGCGATATATTCCGGCTTGCCATTCACAAGCACATACCAAGTGCCGCTGTTGCCCCAACACACGCAGTAGACGCGACGCCAGCGTTTATCGGCCAGTTGTACTTGCCACGCGGTAGACAGCTTGTTTCCGTAGCCTGAGCGCGACCGAATGGGAGGCGCCTCTGTCAATCGGGCCGCGCGGACCGTTGTCATGTTGAGATAGTTCATATTCTTTGCTCCGTTGCTAAATCGTGTCAGCTATGCGCGAGTACATCCATGCACTCGCGTAACGCTCGCACTTTCAGCAGCCTGTGTAGTAATCGACAGTCACGTGCTCGGCTTCGATTGAATACCGGCCGGTTGGATACTCTGATTCTTGCTCCCAATTCGTGGTCTCGTACGTGTGCACACACGTCTCGAGTTCGTTATCGTCTGCGCCTAGTAGCGTACGAAGCTCGCTCGCAACGTTCTGAACGAACAGTGCGAGACACTCTTCATCCGACCATGCCGCGATCTCCTCGCGGTCCCAAGCGCCCATCTCGCGCGCCCACTCCTGCATACCCTCGCAAGCGTCAGCGCGGTCACTCAGCAGCCATTTATCGGCCGATTCCGCCACTTCGAGCGCACACTGCCAGGTCAATCGACCAGCTTGATCGCCTAGGTTCGCTTGACTGTTAGAACAGTCCCAAGGCTCGCGCGCGGAAAACATCACAGATACGTCAGCTTTGATTGTGGTCATATTCAAGTTCCCTATCAGTGCCCACTGTAGCGTCTAAGCGTTCTTAGTCGCTACCGTCGAACTATAGTCAGAACGGGCAGTTACCCTGTAAGTATTCTCGCGCGGCTTCCATATCATCAAACTCCCCGCAGTCTTTCGCAGTCTTTAGGAGTGCCGAGTCGCAGTGCTGGTATGTATCGTCGCCGCCCTCGTGGCAGTAGCGATTATCAAGTTCGTCTGCGCGGTCTGATTCTACGTTGTCGGCTGTTACGAGATACGTGTAGAGGTAATGCAGCTCGTGAGATGGCCGGAGTTCGCACAAGTACACGCCTACCTCTGGTGTGTACATATACACCGTATGAATCGAGACTATGTCCGCGCGATCTTCGGGCTGGATATTGTAATACTGCGTGTCGTTCACTGAGATTACTTTGACGTTCACGTGCTAACTCCCTATCAGTGCCCACTGTAGCGTCTAAGTGTTCTTAGTCGCTACCGTCGAACTATAGAGCTTCAAGCTTACTCAACACTCGCGCTGCAACCGGACTAGATTTGCCTGATATGGCCGCTTGCACTATGCGCAGACTGAGAACTGTTAGAATCCGTTGTTTGTCCCACGCGCCTACCATGTTCGCCTCCACAATGTCCCCAAGCCAGAATCAAGAGCCCGATCAAGATAATCGGAATCATCAGATACCAGAACAGCGCAGCGCCTACGACGGCGACCGCGATTAGGAACAGAACCCAGAACGCGGTCATCATCGGTAGGACCTCTTAGCGCGGCGATAAAGCTTGTGAAGTGCCACGTTCACGCGTTCTGCGGTCTCTTCAGTGTCCAACACTAGGCACTCGTCTACCTGCTCACCGTCGTCCATGCGCATTCCGTATTCGCCGAGACAGTCGAGCAGATAGCGCCGCTGCGCCTTGAGTGAATCAATCATGCGTTGCGTAAACATCTGTACTCCGTGCGTAAACACCCTGTAAGCCTACAGACTCGCGCCTGTTAGACTTACAGTGTGCGAGCAGCTCTGTCACAGCTGCTCAGCTACACCCTAGTTCCTCACTACCCACGCACCGTCGTAGCGGTCTCGCGCAGGCTATTCAGTTGTCAAAGAGCCGCTTGCCGTCTTGGGCTTGCGGTGCATCCAGCTAGCTACCCTACCAGACCGCGCTGTCACCGCGGCGTAGCTGCTGCTGCACTTGGGAGTCTCTCACTCTCCCGGCGGGCCGCTGTTTGCGACCACACACTAAACATAATTCAGCCTGTCGCTGCGCGCCACACGCACGACCAGGGCATTCCGTTATTTCTGTTATTCCACACTCACAGCGGAATGTGTGCAGTGTGGGTGTAGCGTTCTGTCCTTACAGCAACGCGCAGTGCTCTTCAGTAGAGGCGCCAGAACGCCCGAACGGAGCGCGCTCGCGCTCGTTTGCGGCGCCGCCAGCAGCTGGCGCTCCGTTCGCACCGGTCGGTCGTGAGCTGGCCGCGCGTGCGACCTCATGCTCAGCGAGCATGCGCAGCGGCGGCGGCGGGCGTGCTTGCCGCTCACGGCGGCGGAACGGAGCACGCTCGTGCCGTGGCTTCCACAAACAGGCTTGCGCACAGGGTGCGAGCGCAGCGCAACCTACACGCCCCGCGCGCCTAGGCGCTCATGCGTGCGCAGCGCTGGCGTGCGCAGGCGCACCGACACGTACGCGCGCAGCGCAACCTACACGAGCGCCCGAGCTCGGGCTACGCGAGGGGGTGGGGGTACGGGGTACACTTGCTCGCCCCTGGTCTCTAGCGTGCGCTATGCGCCCATTTCGCGTACAAGGCACGCGTCCGCGTACCAGGACACGTCCACGTTCTAAGAACGTGTCTCGTCAACGAGACGCGGCCCAGTCGCTCCAACAGCTGCCGCCGTTGAGCGGGTCGGGCCTAGTGGGGGACAAGCCTAGCGGACAAGCCTGCTGTGGAGGGACAAGCTCGAGCCTCAAGCTGTCTTGCCCTGTCCCCGCCAGTCCTGGTATGGCCAGCCAATGAAGAAGCCACCCGATGACCTCCTGCGCGCCTACCCCCTAGACGTCGTTGCAGAGCGACTGAGCGTCTCACGCCGCACACTCGTTCGTGCTGTTGACCTTGGTCACCTGCACGTGATTCGGGTGGGAAGGGCTATGCGAGTCACAGAGGCAGAGCTTCGTCGCGTGATCGCGGATGGCTTGAACACGGGCTATTACCGATGACCGAAATCAGGCCCACCCACAGCTGTTTCGACGACGCGATCGAGTTCTTCGAGCTCGTCGACCTCGACAAGGCAGATGCGTTCAGGCTCGTGCACGGGCTGTGCTACTCGGTGCTCGGGCCGTACGCGCACGCGTGGGTCGAGGAAGGCGATCGCGTTTGGCAAGGCATGCCAGGTCGCCGATGGTTCGCCGTTGACCGCGTGTGGTTTTACGCTGCTTACAACGTCGTTGAACGCACTGTTTATACCGTCCTCGAGGCTGCCAAGCTCAACCGAGACAGCGGGCACTACGGGCCATGGGATCCGCGGTACCGAAAGCACACGGGCGGCGGAGGTATCATTGGGAAGTTCGAAAACGTGAAGGTGTTGGCTGTGCTCGAGAAGAAGTGAGCAACTCGTTTAAGCCCCCGTACCCTTGTTTTCGCTTACCTCCCCGCTGAGACTCATTGGGTCTATGCAATTACGACAATACGAGACAGACTGGCTAGCCAGAGTTACCAAGTCCAAGTCCAAGCGTATCCTGATAGTAGGCCCAACAGGGTCGGGGAAGACCGTTGTTGCAGCTGTGCTCGTGAAGCGTGCAGTTCTTCAAGGTAAGCGCGTGCTGTTCCTCGCACACCGCCGTGAGCTCATCAGCCAGGCGTGTCAGCGACTTGTCGAGGCAGGCGTGCCGCATGGGCAGATCGGCGTGATTATTGGCGAGGACCTCGAGGATTTCGCCGTAAACCCGCGCGCACGCGTCCAGGTCGCCGTCGTGCAAGCCCTCACGGGTGCTGGCACGCACGAACTGCCGCCCGCAGACCTGATTGTGATAGACGAAGCCCACCGCGCGCCAGTTGACAGCTACAAAGAGATACTCGAGCAGTATCCAAGAGCGACAGTTCACGGGCTCACTGCAACGCCCTACCGGCTCGATGAGCGCCCGCTAGACGACTTGTTCGACGAGATCGTTCCGAGTGCCCCGCCCTCCGCACTTATCGAGGCTGGCTGGCTCTCAAAGCCCCTCGTTTACACTGTTCCGAGAGATCAGCGGCCCAAGTTGCTCGGATTGCGCAAGAGAGATGGGGATTTTGACACGGGACAGCTCGCCAGAGTCACGGATTTGCCCTATCTCGTCGGTTCGGTCGTCGATCACTACCTCGAGTATGCGAAAAATCGCCCAACGGTCGTGTACGGCGTGAATCTGACTCATTGTCATCACCTCACGGAACAGTTCCGGCACCGAGGCGTGCGAGCGGCGACTGTTTACGGCGAAATGGGCGTGAAAGCACGCAACGACGCACTCGACATGTTCGACAAGGGCGAGCTGGACGTCATCACGAACTGTCGTCTGCTCACGGAAGGGTGGGACAGCTCAATTGTCAGGTGCGCGATCATCGCGAGGGCTACGTTGAGCGCGGGGCTGTGGTTTCAGCTCGTCGGACGAGTCACGAGGCCAGGTAAAGTCCAGCCGATCGTGCTCGACCACGCGGGGAACGCACTGATGCACGGTCTGCCGCTCGAGGATACTGACTATTCGCTCAAAACGCGCCCGCGAATTCACCGTCCTGGCAGCGGACTCGGGGAAAAGCAGTGTCCAAAGTGTAAGAACTCAGTGAACGGGTTCGTGCGCGTGTGCGGCTACTGCCAGCATGAGTGGTGGGCGAAGAACGCAATACCCGACGAAGCACAAGGGCAACTCGTTCAGGTAGAGAGACGAAATCGACGGCGCAAGTGCGCCTATGAGAAGTGTCCAACGCCTCACGTAGTCACGCACGGGACGATGCACATGGCTTGCGTGTCTCTTCTCGCACTCGAGAAACACAAGTGCCAGTACGAGCACTGTTCGACCCCCGACAAGCCACTTTCTCAGAACAACAACACGACCATGCACCGCTGGTGCTCGGTCGCGCTCAAAGGCTCGGTCCCTAAGAACAAGGCGCGTTGCACTTACGAGAAATGTCCGCGCCCCGATGAACTGTTCCCCTCGAAACCAAGTTCAACGCGCGTGATGCATGGCGCATGTTTGAAATTACGACAGCTAGAAATGCGCAAGTGCCAGTACGCGAAGTGCGGGACTCCCACAGTCTTACTGTCTCAGAAAGCTGAGCAGCAAGGGATCACGATGCATAGAGCATGCAAGGCCCGCGATTTTGCTGAGCGCAAAGACCCGACGAAGCCTCGCTGCAAGACTTGCGGCATGCGCTCGATCTTACCAACCTGTCACAAGTGCAAAGGAAAACAGACTCATGCCCACAAAAACTGACTTCTTGCGCTCGTTACCCCCGACCACAACTGCAGCTCAAGCTGTCGCAGCCGCGAAAAAGGCAGGCTACAAGACGACAAAACAGCAGTTTTACCAAATTCGGCACGAAATGAAGAAAAAGCCCAAGCCCGTCGAGCCCGTCGTCACAGTCAAGAAAGTACAAGCTCAGCCAGTAACGTCTGAGCCAATCCCGCCCGAAGTTATCAAGTTGATCGTTCGTTACGGTAGCGATGTCATTGAGCGCGCAATTGCCAGCCTATCGAACGGTGGGGCAGGCCGTACTCCTTAATCTTCTTGATCAGTGTCCGGCGCCCTATTCCCAGCGCCCGTGCAGTGAGCACGCGATTGCCTCCGTTCTCGTCGAGCGCTCGGACTAGTTCTGAGCGTTCGTATTCGAGGTACGCGCGCTCGATATCGAGATCAACCGGCGCGGGCTCTAGCGAGCTCGCGTTGATGATCGACTCGAGCGTGCGCAGTTCAAGTTTCTTGAGCCACAAGCCCAACGTGCGCCGGTGATAACCAACCACGGGGGCCGCGTCCATGATCTTGCAGTTGTGAGCGAGCATTGCATGCGCGATGTGACATTTCTGAATCCGCCGCAGCTCGTCTTCGAAGATACGATGTTTCATGTTCCCAACTTAGGACGTGTGTGCTATTGACGCAACATGAACAATCATCTAATCCGTGAACTCGAGCGGTTCCTCGAACGCGCCCATCGTGACGAGATCACGAGCTTCGTGATCGCGACTACGACTAACAATGGCGACGTGAGGATGGGCTACGAGATACGAGACTTCGCACTGCTCGGCGCACTCGACGTCGTGAGGTATGAAGCAGCGCGAGATGCCTCGGCTAAGTACGTGCTAGACTGTCAGAATGAAAAAGACACTGAAGACTGGGACTGTAAAACCCAAGTCGAAACCATCGAAGACTCTGTCGTACGAAAAACTCGACCCAAAACTAGCTAAGAAAACAGGGAGAACTAAGGCGAATTTGGGCTGTTAACTCAGACTGGGAAGAATGTGCCTGACGGGTAGCGCCTGATGTAGTCGATGACTATCCAGTTGCGACTCAGGGTGAACTGAGGCGTATTACGAACCAATGCGCCCGCGAATCCCGGCGCCCAAGCGGTTGGCGCCGTGTTGTTGACTGTGTACAAAAATAGCGCCTCATTATCTAAGCCCATGATGATGCAGTCAACAAGATTTCCGCTACCCTTCCAATCCGCGAAAAACGTCAGCGACCGATACGGTTCGCCGAGCGTTTGGCTTGCGTATGACGTCTGCGTGGCCCCCGTCTGTTTGTACGCATTGCCCGTCCCCGTGTTGTCCTGACTCACGACGACTGAGTTTTGCGCGGCGTTACCGAAAGGTACGGACACGTTGTCTGTTATGTAGATTCCGCGCAGAGTACTACTTCCGAACGCTGAACAGCCCGCTCCCGATGCATAGACAAAAGTACCCGTTGTTGCTTTGTATATGTAAAGAATGTTTCCGCTGTTCCCGCCGACTTGGACGTAGAGCTTGCCGTTACGCACGGTCGAGCGATATTGCCCCGCAGCCATCGCTGTAGGCGGGACGATGGTCGGATCAACGTCGCCAAGCCGAGTCATCGCAGAGATAGTCGGAGCGAGCTGAATCACGGTCCACCCTCTCACGGTTGGATCCGAACTCCCACCATCAAACTCGTCGCTCCAACTATCAGTCGTCGTCGGGTACGCCTCGTACATCGTCCCGCCCGCGACTGCGACTTGCCTAGCCGTCGAGCGGTATATCGCGTCGTTCGCCGCACTATTCGCAATATAGATCTGATCAGCAGCAACCGGTGTTGGTTTCGCAGTATAAGCCCCGATGTTCCCGTTCACGACATTCCACAGCACGGGCCGAGGCGTGCTTGCAATTCCCCCGCCCAACGTCGTTTTTCGGAAGAAGTCAAGCGAGATGACGTACGGAATCGTGCCGGTATAGGCCGTTGGCGGCGCCCACTGCAAGCCCGCGTACGCGATCGTACTGATGTTGACCGCGCCCGCGGGCTCAGTGGACAAAGTATCGCCGTTGCCCGAGTTCGTCATGAACGGGTGGTAAGTCGTGGCACCCGATACTTGAATCCCGCGCATGTCCGGGATAGCAGCGCCTAGCGGTTGTCTGCTCGTGCCCGCCGTGGTCCCCGCCGTCGTTCGGTTCATGTCCACGTACCACGCGCCAGTCGTGCTTCCGTACGAGCTCACGTACACGCGATTGTTCTGGTCGGGCTGTCCGCTTGCATTCGCATACAAGCCCATCTCGAAGAAACCCGCGGGCGTGGAAGCGTCAAGACGAGTCGCTGCGCCAGCTCGCATCCAATAGATGTCGCCCAGAGACAAGGTCGTGATGGCCTTGAAGATCGAGTAGGTCGAAGCGGCCGTGGGAAACTGCACGAGCAGCTGTGAGCCTCGCAGAGTCGACCAATACGTGCCAGCAGCGGGACCGCTCGCATTCCACGCGTCCACGTCACCCGAGCGCGTGAGCGTCGTTCCCGCCGTGTTCTTGATCGTCCACCCGCGCGTCGCCAGGTCGGGGCTGCCTGTCTCGAACTCGTCGTCGAAATTGTTCGCTACGGCGGGCGGGTCGACGTAGGGGTTGCCGGTGGGAAGACCAGCGTACGTGCCAGTGACTGAGACTTTGGGCGCTTGACCTATCCATGCGCTTGGGCCACTCGCGCTACGGATGAAGTCTATCGAGAAGACCTGTGCGTGTACATTGTTCGGAAAGCCGGTTCCTGCAGCTTGGGCCATGTACACCCGCAAGAAAGCCAGAGACGAGGCAGTCAGTGCGGTCACGTTAGCCGATTGCGTCGTACCAGCTCTTGAGTCTGCGATGAACATGCGCCAATCGCCCGTACCGCCGTTCAACTTGAGCCCGAGTATGTCGGGGCCTGCGTTATTGGAAGGTCTCTGATTGTTCGTTAGAACGCCGCCAGAGAACGATCCAAGCTCTATCGTCCAGTTCCCGCTCGTGCCCAGAGAGTCCATCTGCGAGAATATCCGGTTGTTCCCGTCCGGGTTCCCGCCAGCTGAGTAAGTGACTTCGATTCCTAGAAATGAGGTTCCAGTCGATGCGCCGGTATAATACATCGGGGCGCCCATTCTACCCCAGAACAAGGCCCCGCTACCCGCAACAACAGTCACGGGTTTGTAAAAACCCATGGTATTTCCGGCCAATGTCTGCACAAAGATTTGACTACCTACGATCGTGGAGCGGTAGGTTGCGGCTGTTAGGCCGGCAGCCCCGACGTTGTCCCACGGCAGGACATCACCGACCCGGCTCATGTCGACGTTGGAGGCGTTTCTTACGATGTACCCGCGAACAGCAAGGTCCGGCGATCCCGAATCAAACTCGTCGTCATAAGGCCCAGCTACCAGCGGCGGATCAACATACGGATTGCCGCTAGGTAGCCCCGCCGACACACCTACGAGCGAGGTCCCCGAGCGCTGCAACACCTGCCCGTTGCTGATAGCGCCGATGGTGAGCTGGCTCGGGCCTGAGGTCTCGTGCACGGCACTGACCCATGGATTCGGGTACGTCTGGCTGAGGTCGCCGCCAGCTGCGTTGCCTACACCAGTGAGTAAGGGCTTGGTTGGTTGGCCTATCCAAGCATTACCACCACTAGCAGAACGGAAGAAGTCTATCGAGTAGATACGCGCATTCGTATTGTTTGGCAGACCTGTGCCCGCAGCTTCATTGAGCTGAAAACCTGCGAATGCAACCGTAGTCGCAGTTACCCCGCCTACAACTGCACTTTCCGTGTGGCCATTGCTAGAATCCGCGGCAAAGCAGACCCAGTCAGTAGTGCCGCTTCTCAGCTTTATACCTAGAAGATCCAGACTACCAAGATTCGTAGACTTCGTGACCACAGATGCTGTTCCTCCGACAACAGAACCTGTGTCCACCGCGTTTACAACGCTGGTGCCGTTACTTTCAGTCTGCGCAACTTGCCTGTTGTTACTATCTGGCCGACCAGCCGTTGCGTACCAAAGATTCACGCCGATGAAGCTCGTAGCCGTAGTTGAACCCAGCGTATATGCCGGCGTGCCAACACGTGCCCAGACCAAGCCGCCGTTGCCCGAAGTCATCGTGTAGGGCTTCGAGATATAGCAGTTGGTGCCAGGGTATAGCTGCAATAAGAGCTGGCTACCAACGATCGTAGATAGGTACGTCGTCGTCGTTAGCACAGTCGGTAACACAGTGAACGGTTCGACGTTCCCTGCCCGAGTAAGAATGGTGCCCGTCGTTGTCTGAATCGTCCAACCACGCGCAACGAGATCGGGACTGCCTGAGTCGAACTCGTCATCAAGCGTGCCAGCTACGAGCGGCGGATCAACGTACGGGTTACCCGCGTTCGTCTGCACGACGTTCGCGCCAACCACGTTCGTGCCCGAGCGCAACAGAAACTGCCCCGCGCCTATCGCCCCAATCGTCAGCTGCGTTGGCCCCGACGTCTCGTGAATCGCATTCACTTGGTTCGACGTCATCGGCCCATTGACATCGCCCGCGAGTGTCGTCGGCGGGTACGCAGTGCCTACGACCGTCGTTCCGACTCGCTGCAGCAACTGAAAGTCGTTGATCGGCCCGATCGTGAGCTTGGTCGGCCCCGAGGTCTCGTGAATCGCGTTGACCTGGTTCGCGTTCGCCGGCCCGTTCGCATCGCCCGCAAGCATGACGTTCGCCTCGTTCACCTCGACCGAGACGGTCGGCCCGCCAGGATTCGTGACTGTGATCGAACCGTCAGGCGAGTTGATGCCTGAGATCGAGCCGCCCCCGCCTCCACCCGCCACGTCCTCCCATCCCGTGCTTGTCTTGACCCGAACAACTTCCGTGTCGTTCGCGTACGCAAGCCCGCCCTCGGGTGCGTTAGGTGGTTCTGTTCCGCTAGGGCCTACAGGGAGCTGGACGCGGGTCGAAGTATTCTTAGGAGTCGGATTTGCCAAACACTATAGTTTAGCAGGTCGTATCTCGTACTCAGATCCGTTGTAATATGTCTGCCAACCCGCTCGTTCTTGATCGCGTGCCCATCGATCCGTTCCGCGAATGTAGCCGCTCGGCACGTGGTAGAAACTCTGTTGGATACGATAAGCGTAATCGTTGTTCGGTGACTCGTCGTTCTCGAGCTGCTCATCGAGATCATCCCACGGCTCTGTTGTGTTCGCGCGTCGCCACTCGAGCCTATACCCGAGTCGCTGTGCACGACACCCCCAAGCCCAAGTGCCGTACTCGAGCTCTTTTTCTTCTTGTACTGGCGCCTCATAGTTCTGACACCCGCGCCCGCCGCATTTAGCCATAAACAAGCCCGCGTAGAAGGCCCGCGAGCCACAAAGAGGACACTTCTCCATATGCTAGTCTTAGTACATGGAAGCACCGTTGTACATCCCCGCGGACGTAGCCCTGTGGCTGCTGATTGAGTCGGGTGCGCCGGAAGATAGCCCGGACGCCGAGTATCTGCGCTCACTGGGCAAGGATTTGGTCTTAATTGAAGAGCCGCCGACCGATGACGACTGAGCACGCAGATGCTGCACTTCTCATCGACGCGTACGGTAAAATCGCTGCACAGATTGACGAGGCCGGCCAGTCATTCGTTGAGGCTGCGCCCGAAGATGGCGCGCGCCAACTTCGGTTACAGAGCAAGCTCATGACGGCTGTGCTCGCGAACTTCATCGGGACGATGCCAGGCGTGACGCCCGAGCAGCTGCTGTACATGTTTCACTATGCGATGAGCTCGGCGATGCAGATGGCGCGCGAAGTAGAGCCAGACGAGACACTGAACTAATCTGCTATAATAGTACACAGTGTACCGAGCACCGCCCCCACCCCCTAGTCCTCGTATCATTGAAGCGTTTCGCGAAGCTCTGCGTAACTGCATGACGCTCGAGATCGCCGCGACAATGGTCAAGGTCCCACAAAAGACCCTGCTCAAATGGATCGAGATGGGCCGCCGCGGCGCCGTCGATTACATGGCCTTTGTCGACATGATCGATGAAGAGCGCGCGAAGCTCTCGGGCTCGATTCTCGAGTTCTTGTACAAGGCAGCGTTTAACGAGGCCAATCTCGACGCGGTCAAGTTCTTGTACAAGCACCGTCTGCAGAAGGACGAAGAGCGCTTCGCTGAGCGTATCCACGCTATCGAAGACCGCGTGCAGGAGGAAGTTGTACAGGGCCTCGACGAGTCACAGGCAGAGGAAGATCTAGCGGCGGCGGAGGCACGTCTTGAAAGACATTAGGTACAGCGTGACCTTCACTCTCATCGTCGACGTGAAAGCAGCCACGCCCGAGGAAGCGGAAGACCTCGCGTGGGACGAGCTCAACACGACCAAGCCCTCGAGTCTCGTTATCGCGGTCGACGTGGAGGAAACTTGAACGTCACTGATTTCGTCCTCGCCCAGCGCGCCGCTCTCTTCACTGCCATCGCGCAAGCAGGCATCGATCTCTCACTCATCGTAGAGAAGGTCGACAAGCGCTTCCCATTCGGCAACTGGCGCAAGCCCGTCGAAGTCTGGCAGAAACCGATCATTCCCAGCGAGAAGGGTAAACATCTCGCAAACTATTGGCTGACGTACCCGCGAAAAGGCAGTGGTAAGACAGTCAAGTTCAACCTAGCAACATTCGAAACAATCTCTAAATGGCTAAACAAGCCGACGCCACAGCACTCGTCACAGAACCAACTCGCCCCTTCGAACACGGCGGGCGATACGTCGTCGTCCTAGTCCCTGCGAACTCCAAGCACGAGACGTATGTCCGGCGCACGTTCGAGGAACAGTTCAACCTCGAGAATCCGCCCCCGCTCGTCAACGCGATCAAGGTCGCCGAGATCTCGCAGGACTCGATTATCTATCTCGCGCATCCCGTGCGCGTGAAGAAGAAGGTGAAGGACCGCGCGGGGAAGGAAGTGTGGAAGAAGGCCCTCGAGCTCTTCATCAGTCGACCGATCGACATCGCCACCGAGTGCACTGACTCTCCACGTCGAGGTGCGAAGATTATCGACTTCAACAAAATCGTGCAGGTCGCGACGAGTGCCGCGAAGAACGATCCTTCCGGTTGGTTCTTCGTCCCGTTTCTTTCGGGATTCAACAAGGCTGATTTCACTGAAGCAACGATCCAACTGCTGAACCGCTAGAGAACTATGTCGTTACGGACTCTGCTTAATGGCGCGGGCGCGACGCAAGTCCTGCCTTCTTCTTGGGGTGGGACAGCTCAACCCGGTGTCACGCTCACGCCGAGCGATATCGCCTCGTTGACTGGCATGAACGGCGAGGATGATCCGCTCATCGTCAAGCGCGAAGCCCTGACCGGTCCGAATGTACTCAAGGATCAAGCATTGCGCGCGGGCGGCGGCGATCAGTACGCGATCGCGTTGGGGCGTGAGCGGACGCGCATTGATGCTGAAGCCCATGCATTGAAGCAAAAGCAGGACGCAAAACGTACCGAATTGCAGAAGGGTCTAGACGCCGCGACTGCGGCGCGTGAGCAAGCCAGAGAAGATATCAACGCCGAGCTCCTAGCTCTGAAGCCTATCATGCAAGGTTTACAACCTCAGATTCAGAAGAGTGCAGCAGCGAAGGATCAGTATGATGCACTGATGGCGCGTGCGAATCTGTTGAATCAAGGGATCAAGAACCTTGACGCCACATATACTGCAGGCGCCCAAAGTGCACTCGACGATTTCAACAGCGGCGCACAGGCCGAATACGACAAGATCATCGGTCCGCAAGAAAAAAACTACACCGACGCGACGAATCTAGCGATCACGCTTCGTGACAACACGAAGAAGCAAGGTGAGTTCGATAAGGCATACAACGCAGCCAGGTCTGAGTACGAGAACGCTGTAACTCAGCACGACAAAGACTACGCCGCGTTCAAGATGTACCAGGCGAAGAAAGCGATGTATGACCAAGACACTGCGAATCGCCAGGCGGATATTAATGCAGGTCGTTATGCCGTTAATCCTTATCAGTTTATGGCGCAAGGGGCGGACCTCAACGAGATCAACGCGCTCAGGGAACAAGTAAACGCAGGGAACTTGCGACCGAACATGCGCGTGCCTGATGCAGAAGTCGCGCCCGATGAAGTGAAAGATCCGGGTAACTTCGCGGGTACAGCGCCTGTGCATCAATACGTCGAAGCGCCCAAGCCCGAGAACCAAGCCGCTGCCGGGATTCTTGGATGGACGGCACCGGAGCCACCGAAGGCGGACGCGCCGCTCCCGCAAGCCTCGACCGCGGACGTGGACACGAGCTCAGTACATTCTGACTACGTGAGCCCAGCTGACAAGGCTAAGCCACCCGAGACAGAGAAGGACGCGTCTGGCAACCCGGTCATCAAACCAGGTAGCGCCGCCGCGAATCCCCCGCCTGGCCCAAGTAACACGCTCCAGCAAACAGCGACGGGCTCACAGGCGCAACCGAACCAACAGACCGCGCAGCAAGCCGCAACGCCAGCGCCGGCACTACCCGCGCAACCAACAGGTTCTACGGGCGGGCAAACAGCGAACACTGGTCAGACTCAAACTAACACACCGACCGCGCCGACTCAGCCTGAGAAGCCGAAGCCGTTCACGGAAGACGTACAGAAAGAAGATCCAGATCATGTCTGGTAAAGCAGAAGCATTGATGCGTGGGCTCGGACAGGGGTTCACAGGCAAGTGGGGCGATGAACTCATTCCCCTACTCACACCAGACGCGAGTGACGACACGGGCATCCCGCGCAATTACGCAGCTGGCTCTGCGTACAATGACTTGCGCAACAACGAGCGTGCAGAGAACCAAGAAGCGGCCGATAAGTACCCTGGCAACTTCTACACGGGACAGGCCCTCGGCGCGCTTCCAAGCGCCGTAGCGACGGGTGGCATGGCCGGCGAAGGTGTAGCTGCCAACGCGCTCTTAGCGGGCGCTCGAGGCGGGCTAGAGGGCGCAGGCGGGGGCACGGAGGGCAACCGAGCCATGGGCGCTGCTTGGGGCGCTGGCCCCTCTGCTGTGCTCGGCGGTCTCGGTGCGGGAGTCGCGAAAGCGGCACCTTACATCAAAGACTTGTTCAAGAACGGGCCGCCAGGTGGACCTCCGCTCGCACCAGCGATGGCGACTGTGGGCGGGGAGGCAGCACCCGAGGCATCCGAGATTGCGAGAGGTGCGGCTGCAGCTCGAGGTGCGGGAAGTCAAAGCGCGGCCGAGCTGGGCGGGCCGCTCATCAATCGAGCAGTGAGCGCGCCCACGGTACCTCCGCCTGCTCGAGCGGGCGCCGCCGCAAAAACCCAACCCCCTCCTCGTCGTGCGCAACAGAGCATGGTCGACAAGGAACTCGCGGGAGGTCGAAAGCTCGGGCCGGAAGAGACGGCGATGCGAACGAACGCGTTGCCTCCACCCAAAGGTTACGGCGGCGATTTCAAGGTTCCGAAAGATACTGGTCTGCCGAATGTCCCTCACATTGATTTCGGCAACAACGTAGAGATCGCCGGTGTAACTCCGAACATAAAGAGAGGCGCAACCGATGCGCCGCGCATGGCCCGCCTGATGGGTCGTACGATCCCAATCGAGCCCCCTCGACCAGGAATCCCTACTATTCCGCCCAGTGCGATCTCGACCGAAGCCAAAGCAATTCAAGCCGGCGAGGCGGCACCATTCCATGATCTTGGTCCGCCCACTGTTCCACCTGACGCGGTTTCACCAGCCGCGAGATCAGCGTTGGCAGGCGAGCGCGCGCCCTTCATGCCCGCAGACGATGTGATCGCGGGGCACGGGCCGCGAACAACTCCGCCGGGTGCGTTGAACTATGAACAGTCAGTAGGGCCGATGCGTGAACGTGCGCGTAACGCAATGTTGCCGCCCTCGTCAGATGAAGCCCTCGACAACTCGATGATCATGGGCGGGCCGCAGACACCGCGCATACCGACTGAGTATTCGGGACGCATGCGTCCGGCGGTAACGAATTTTGAACGATTGCCCAACGAGACCGACAAAGCAATGAAGGCGCGCATCGCTATCCAAGATGCAGAAGATCGCGCCGCTCTGCATCAAGCACAAGGCAAGCCCGCTGGCGATCACTTACGCGAACGGCCTCAGCGCTCGGGCCAGTCGATGTTCGACGCGGACCAGCTCGCGGGCAATCCGAGTCCCAAGACGCCCTCTGAGTACAAGCGTTCCGAGCGCCCTACTGGCGGCTATCACAGCGAGTTCCCCGAGGGTCACCCTCAACACGGCAACGGTAAGACTGGCGCCTTCGACTATGGCGAATTCAAATTAAGCTCCGCTCCTGGAGCCAAGAAAAAGACAGACGTCAAGGCTCTCATGAAGAAGCGTGCTGACGACGAAGAGTGAGCGTCACCCTAGACAGCGCGAAGCTCTGGCGAGCCGCGCGTCTACGCTACAAGCTGCATTCCGGTCAACGTGACATCTACGATCACTATCGCACGTGGGAGAAGCGCTCGTTCGAAGCGCGCAAACGTGGCGAAGCACAAGAAGGCTACTGGCCTCGCATCTACATCACGAACTGCGGGCGGCGCTTCGGCAAAGACTTCATGTCTTTGCTCATACGGATTGAGGATAGTCTTCGCAACCCCGGTGCCACGTACACGTACGCGACCGCGTACGCAAAAGACATTGCCTCGATTGTCCTACCACTTTTCGACCAGTTAGTAGCAGATTGTCCAGAGTCGATAAAGCCGATCTATCGGCAGAGCTACCAAGGCACCGAGGCCGGTCTCTTCTTTCCGAATGGCTCGATCATTCGTCTCGTGGGTATCGACACGAACCCCAACGGGTTACGTGGTCGAGCGAGCAACGGGTTTACGATCTCCGAGGCTTCTTTCTGCGACAAGCTCAAGTACGTGGTCACGTCAGTGATCATGCCTCAGTTCATGGGCTTCCTAGAAGCCACGTTGATGATGAATTCGACCCCGAGCGATGAGCCGGGGCACCCGTGGAAAGTAGACTTTGTTCCTGATGCGATCGCACGCGGCGCATACCAACACAAGACGATATTCGACAACCCGAGGATTAAGGACGCCGAACGAAACGAGTTCATTGCGACCTTGGGAGGTATCGACTCAGAGCAATGCAAGCGCGAGCTCCTGTGCATCGACGTCAGGTCTGAATCTCGTACTGTTATCCCGGAGTTCAACCCCGCCATCCATATCATGGAGTGGCAACAGCCTGAGTACTTCCTCGGATACACCGCAATCGACCCCGGCTCGAGAGATCTGTGCGCTGTCGTCTGCGCTTACTACGATTTCAGCGCGGCTAAGCTCGTTGTAGCGTCCGACTGGGCGAAACGAAACGCGAGCACGGCCGAGATTGCCGCGGCTCTCCGCGAGTGCGAGCAGCAAGCCTTCGGTGAGAGCTTCTTTTGGGATCACGACAAGTTCAAGACGAACCCGTTCTTGCGCTTATCCGACACAGAGCCCCGGCTCATCCACGATCTCAACGTCCAGCACGACCTGAAGGTCGGTAGCGCGGATAAGACAGACGGCAAGGAAGCTAGCCTCAACAACCTGCGCAATGCCTTCCATCAGAACCGCATAGCCATCCTCCCCACGGCCAAGAACTCGATCCTGCACTTAGAGGGCGCGATATGGAACCCACAACGAACGGACTATGTCCGTTCCGACGTGCTCGGACACTGCGATATCGTCGATGCCCTCAAGTACCTGTGGCGTGGGGTCAATCAGCAGATGAGCCCGTTCCCTCCCTACGGCGTGGTCTTGAATAGAACTGTGCCCCTCCATGAGATGCACTCATTACCCGAGCACTTCACGACTGAACGGTCTCTGGTGCAGGCGGCTAAGAAGCTGTTCTCTAGCAATCTGTCAGTCAGACGCCGATTCGGGCGAAAATAGCCACGTGCTATACTTTTACAACTAGTAATGCAAGACGAGAAGCTTGTTCAGATCACTGACGTGAGCAGTGACAAGTACGCTACTGTTCAAGACGTCCAAGACTACCTATCAAAGTTTTGGGCGAATGAGCGCGACCCTCTTAAGTTCTGGGCCTCGTGCAAAGACAAAGAGGAAGAGTACTTTGACGCCTGCGCTCGCCGCGGTCTGTTCAACATCGCTCGTCTCTCATTCAGTATGTACTTCGGTACGACTAACACTCAAGGGACTTATGGACAGTGGCAAACGCAGTCGGTCTCTTACGGCGGGGACAATCAAGAGCTGCTGGAGGTCTCAATCAATGAGTATCGCAGCTTCATTGACCAGATCACGAACATGGCCTGTAAGAACAGGCCCGCGTTCCAAGCTCAAGTCACCAACACCGATTACAAGTCACTCGCACAGGTAAACGCGAGCGATAACCTCGTGATGTACTTCTACGAGGACGCGTACGGCGAGCGTAAAGAGCGCGAAGTCGTCAAGATCGAGGAACTCTACGGGAAGGCGTACACGCACGTCGGCTGGGATCCAGACGACGGCGAAGTGATCCAGTACGAGGAAGAGATGCCCGACCCCGCAACGGGGATGACGCATCCGGTTCAGAAGACGGGTCGCGCAGGCAAGCTCACGATTGACCGAATGTACTGGTGGGACGTCGCGTGCGAGCCCTACCGGTCTGAGTTCGACGAACATCAGTGGCGGCTACTGATCCTGCCCAAGCGGTCGAAGGTCGAACTACAGGCCCGCTATCCGCTCTATGCGAAGCAGATTGAGAGCTCGAGCCTCGTCCCGAACTTGTACGAGTACTCAGTGCCAGGTTGCGACCCGCTCCAGCAAGAGCCGCTCGACCTGTGCGCCGTTCGCATTTTCTATTACCGCCGTTCGATGGCGATGCCCCTCGGGCGCAAAGTGATCTTCGTCAACGACGTGATGGTTGACGACAACCTCGCGCGCAACGAGCCCGTAGCGACTGACGAGATTCCGCTCATCCCCTTCGTCACGTGCGAACTGCATGGAACGAGCATGGGCATCAGTGAACTCTGGAACCTGATCCCACTCGATCAGCTCCAGAATCAGGTCATGAGCGATGTCGCTACGAACCTTGAGTCGTTCGGTAGGCCCAGCCTCGCGCTCGTCGAAGGAAGCGACATTGATATAGATGCGCTCGCAAACGGACAGAAGATTGTGTTTGTACCCCCAGGGAAGGATGCCCAGCCGCAGCCCATCAAGTTCCCTGAAATGCCGCAGCTCAGCCTCAAGGCAATCGAGATGTTCCGGCAGTTCAAGCAGTCTCTCTCGGGACTCAACGCGATCGCCCGTGGCGACACGTCAACTAACATCACTTCAGGCGCGCATGCTGCTCTTTACAGTCAGATTGCTATCGAAGCTCAGTCAGATCGCCAGCTCGCACTCGATCTTCATCGAGAACGCGTTGGCAATCTTATCATACAGTTTCTGAAGCGATACGCCAAGCATCCTCAGCTCGTCGCTGTAGCGGGGCTCGATGAGCGCCCATACATGCAGTACTTCGAAGCGAAGGATTGGGACGGCATTAAGCGCGTCAAGATCAAGACTGCGAACCCGATGATGAAAACTCAAGCCGGGAGGATGCAGCTGATCGACATGCTCAAAGACTTTCCGGGGCTGCCGTTCAAGGACCCGCAGCAAATCGTCGAGTTCATTACGAGCGGCGTGTTCAAGCCAATGATCACGACCACGCGCACGTCTGAGCTTCGCATCCGGTACGAGAACGAGGCGCTGTTCAAAGGTCCGCAAGTCCAGCAAGGGCAAGACCCGATGACGGGCCAGCCTACGCAGTCTGTGCCGGAAATACCGGTGATGGCGACCGACAACGCCGCGGCGCATATCTTCGGACACTTGGAAGTTCTCAACTCGCCCGCCGCGATGCAAGACCCGAAGATTTCGGGCGCCGTGCTCGCGCATATTATGCAGCACGTGCAGCTCGCACGCGGCGGAGACGCGTACTTGGCGCAGTTGCTGGGCAACCCAGCACCGATGGCGCCAGGTGGAGCGCAGCCTCAGCCGCCCGAGCAAGGACAACAGAAGAGCGCCGGCCCCGATAAACCTCAAAGCGAGCCCGATCAGAAACGGCTCGAGCAGAACGCTACACCGCCCCAAGCAGATCAAACGGACGACAGCGTCACAAAGCTACCTAAACCCGCAGAGCCACCCAAAGGCGCGGTAGCCGCCTGATTCACTAAGTAACGATGCCTGATATTGCACCCGCAGCGGCACCAGCCGCGGCGCCCAGTTCAACACCTACCTCGAGCCAAGCGCCGAGTTCTGTACCGACGTCGCCGGCCCCCGTACGCAGTACGACCGCCGAGCTCAGCGACAAGCTCTTCCACCCCGAGCCGTCCTCGAGCGAGCCTGATGCGACTTCACAGCATCAAGCCCCCGGTGACTACAGCTGGCTCGACAACTACAAAGAGGGCATTCACGGCGTACCCGTGCAAGAGCTTCTCGAGCAGATTGCTAACGGACAGCTCCCCGACCCGTTGCACGACAAGCTCCACTTGCGCTTGAAAGACGGCGATCAGGAGTGGGAGGGATCGGTCGCGTCCATGCGCAACGGGGCCATGATGCGCGAGAAGTTCTCCCGCCAGATGAACCAGCTCAAGCAAGAGCGCGACGGCTTCTACTCTGAGCGCACGCAGTTCATCGACGACTTACGCGGTCTACGCGAGAGTCCCGAGCAGTTCTTACACTCGATGGAGTCGATGGGCATGCCCGTGCTTGAGGCTGCCAAGTTGCTCGCAACTCAGTACGCCACGCGCGACTACATGAACAAGCAGGCGGGCGTGCAACAGGGCCAGCGTGGGCCAGGCGATGACTGGTACGAGGCTATCAAGGCCCGGCAAGAGCTGCAGAGCCTCAAGCGCCAGCAAGAGCACCAGACGCGGCAACAGCGCCAGCACCAGGAGCAGCAACAGTTCCAACAGCGCTCAACAGCCGTGCAAACCGTCGCGATGGAAGCCTTCAAGGCTGTGAGCGTCGACCCCGTCAAGCACCCGCAGTATTGGGACCGAGCTGCTCAGCACTTGCAGCGAATCTACGATGCCAAGCCCGAGCCCCGCGACGGTAGCGAGAAACCGCTCACGCGCGCGGACGTAAAAGAGGCTGTGCGTCTGGTCAAAGAAGAAATCGACACGTTCTTACGGGCGCATCAACAGCCCACGGCTGAGGCTCGCCCTGGCGCCGCCCCGCTCGACACACGCTCTGGCAAACAGGTCTCTGACCGCGCGCCCAAGAATGTTCAACCGAAGAAGACGACTGACGAGATCATGCGCGAGATGCGCGAGCGTCAAGGTGTCAGAATTCGGTGAGTTTTAGACTCTGCTACAATACTTATTGACTGGTTCTCGCGAGCACTCGCGAGGCCCTTGTTATGCTCAGCTGTTGCTCGGCCCGGTACCCACCGACAAGCCGACGTAGGCGCCGCTCTGGATAACCTCGGCAGTCTCTTAGAGAACCTCGTGCGTTACTTACAACAATAAAGGTTCTTTAAATAAATTATGGCTGCTGCTGATTCCGCTAATACCGGCGCGCTGCTCAAGCAGGTCTATGGTGACCTCGCTGACCCGCTCGCGCCAGAAGATTCGTTTGCTCGTGATGTGAAGTTCATGACCGGTAAAAAAATCGGTCGTGAGTACTACTGGCCCGTTCGCTTGGGCCTCGAGCTGGGCGTGAGCTTCTCGCTCACCCACAATGCCTACGCACTTGGTAACGCGGTCGACGCGATCTACCAGGATGCAACTGTGTCCGGCGCCGAGATGACTGTTCGCAGTCAGATCTCGTACGGGCAAATGTCCACCCTCTCCGAGTCCAAGGGCGACTCCGCGAAAGCGTACGATCAGGGCGTGGCAATCAAGATCTTGGGCATGACCCAAGGTCACGAGCTGTTTCGAGAGATGCAGCTGTGGTATGGGCCGGGTTCGGCTACGGCCGCGCCACTAGCCAGCAACATCGGTGTCGTGTCTGCGACCGGTGTCTCTGGCACTCCCGTTGCTGGTAGCTGCTATCTGACGACCACACGGGCTTCCTGGATCCCCGGTTTCTGGCAGAATTTCCAGAACGGGCTCTTCGATCTCTACAACGGTGCGACAAAGATCAACGTGGGCGGGGCCTTGCAGGTTACCGGTGTTGACGTTCTCAAGTGTCGCATTGCTGTCACTCCACTCGTGGGCACTGACCTCGCTCTGATCGCTAACAACGCGATCGGTGTTGTCGCATCAACGATCCAGTTCCACGACGCGGTTGGTAACAGCATGCTCGGTTTCCAGGGCATTGCTGAGACCAGCGGTTCTGTCTTCGGAATCTCGAACATCACCTACCCGCAGTGGAAGGTCATCAACTTCGCTGTCAACGGTGTACTGACATTCGATAACGTCACTGGCGCGCTCAGCGTGGCCGCTGATAACGGCTTGAAGCGTGGCGGTAAGCTTTACATCTGTAATCGCACTTGGACTGACCTGCTCAATGACGAGGTTGCGCTGCGGCGTTACTTTGGCGACGAGATGGGAGGTAAGGCAACTCCTGGTTTCAAGGAGCTCGAGTTTATTACTGCAACGGGCGTGATTCAGATCAAGCCCTACCAGTACATGAAGCAAGGCAATGCCGCATTCGTTCCGATGGACGTTTGGCATCGCGTTGGCTCGAGCGACATCACTGCAACTCTACCAGGCCAGCCCGATGAGTTTTTCTTCTTGCAGCTCCCATCCAACAACGGCGCCGAGCTCCGTACTTACAGTGATCAGGCGCTCATCGCTGACTTCTTCTTCACTACGATCTGGTTCACGGGTCTCGAAAATTCCTTCGATAGTTTGCCCTCGCTTAGCTAGTCACTAGCTAACGGTAGCTACTTACAGCTTTGCTTAGCCCCGAGCGCACGCGGTTCTTCGTGTGTCCTCGGGGCTCCTTCGTTCTGGATGTATTCGATCTATATAATTGTTCACAACCATTCTGGTCGTGTCTACGTCGGACAAACTTCGTATCCGGTAGACTTGCGACTCCAATGTCACTTTCGTCCGAGTAACCCATGCATTCACCTGCGTAACGCGATCCAAAAGTACGGGCGCGACGCATTCACTTGTTACGAGATCGCTCACGACCTGTCGAAGGAAGCGGCCGACACGCTAGAGATTGCGCTCATCGCTGAACACGGCAGTGCGCGCACAGGCTTCAATATTGCGGTTGGGGGGCCGAACGGTCGGCGCCGTAGCATATGCCAGCGCGGACACGACTTAGAGTTGCCCGGCGCTAGAACTAATCAGCATGCCTGCAAACGATGCGCGCAGCAAAAGGGGCGCGAACGTTATGCACGCAGGCGCGCCGATCCGGTGTGGTGGGCCAAGCAGTGCGCTTATCTCCGAGAATACAAGCGCGTCTGGCGCAAGACACGACAAGCGGCACAAGCCGCTTAGAACGAAAGACCAGTAATAGACTATGTTGCAATTTCTACCAGCAATCGCGGGCCTGCTCCAGAACAAACAGAAGCAAGCTGAGCAAGCCAAACAGGACGAGATCGCCGCGTACATGGGCCACGCGCCAGGCTCAGGCGGAGGGGGCGGTTCTGATAAGAGCGGTTTGCTCCAAGGGCTCGGCGGACTGCTCGGCGGACTCGGGGGCGGCAAGAAGAAATCGCCGACTCCAGTTCCAGGTCCAGGTCCAGGTCCAGTTCCAGGTCCAGGCGGCGGGAAGATCGATACTGAGAATCCCTACGGGCCGGCCCACTCTGAACCTGATGGTGATGAATACGGCGGCGCGAACGGCCCTCAAGATAACGATGACGAGTACCTCCTCTAAATGTTCACCGACGAGCTCATCACAAACGTTCGCGATCTCGCACAGGTGCCCGACAACGACGAGGACATCACCGATGAGTTCATCCTAAATCAAGCCTATCTCGGTCTTCTCGAGCGGTTCACGCATCCCGTGATCATGTTGCGTAACGGGTCGTGGCTACACAGCTATACGTTCACGACGACCGCGGGCGTTTCGCGTTATCGCATCCCGTCGCGTTCAATCGCGCAAGGTCTCGAGAAGATCGAGTGCGCGATGATGCAGGGCCAAAGCAACTCGAATGCGAGCCAGTGGTACCTGCTCAATGTTCAGACGAACATTCAGGCCACGGACTATGAGGGTATCAACTACACGGGGCGACCCGCGGCATTCACGTACATTAGCGATTCGGTCGATATCTATCCGACGCCCTCAGCGAACTGGACGCTGCGTGTTTGGTACTACCTTCGACCCACGCAACTCGTAACGTCAGACGAATATATCAGTGATTTCGGCGCTCAGATTGTTGCTGTAAACACGATCGGGACGGGTCTCTACCGCCTGACGCTTGATTCAGCGATTTTTAACGGTCTCGACAATGGCGGGCATCTGTACGACATCCAATTCACAACGGGTAACTGTGAATGGCTCGCTGTTGATGTGCTCGGTAGCTATCCTAGCCTCCCCAATCAGCTTGAAGTGTTCCTGACCGACAATGAAGTCGCATTGCTGCGTCAATCGCGCACGAACTACCTGTCGTCTAGCTACGACGCCATCATCAATCCCGCGACTTCGCCGACCTTTGTCGTCCCGCTTCCCCAAGAACTCTGCAACGCGCTCGTGTCCTATGTTGGCGCCGTCGTTCTCGCTGAGAAGGGCGACTCTGAGAAGGCACAAGTCTTCTCACAGAAGGCCGAGCTCGCGATAAAAAATCTGGTTGACGTCCAAATACCACGTTCGAAGGGCCAGCCTTCCGTATTCAAGACGCGGAACTCGTACTTGAGGCGCAGAATTGGACGTTGGGGCTTCGGGGGCACTCAGTTCTAAATGAAGAAGAGTGTCCCGCAAGTCACGGTTTCAGGGCTCGCGCGCAATCCCAACGCCAACAGCTTGCCCGCGGGCTCATGCGCGGTCGCTGAAAACGTTGTCTCAAGGCGCCCTGGCACCCTCACGCCGTGTCCAAGCTCAACTGCACTAGTCACGGTGCCAGTGCCCGGTCACACGACAGGTCGCGCTCTCTGGAGCGACGCAGACAATGCTGTGCTCGCTGCTACGCCCGCTGCGACTGATCCGAACGTATGGATGCCTGGCACTGACGAGACACAGACGGGCTGGCTCACGGCTTTTACCGTGAATCAGGAAGTGGGCGCGACTCAGAACTGGCAGCTGACGCAGCTTCAGATCGGCAAGTTCGCGAGTTACACGTACCGGAACATCGGCTTCTTGCCGGGCCTCACGCACGCCACATATAGCCATTTTCGCACGATCGTCACCGAGAAGTGGGGAACGATCGTGTCGGATGGGCAAGGTCTCGCTAACATCCGTTGGGCGGGACTCGTGCCGCCTGTGCTGAAGAACGGGACGAATACCGCGTCAACAGCCTACCCATGGTTCATAGACGGTAATAGCGTCTTGTATCGCGCACATTATTCGCTCGAGTCGCGCAACTCTGCTCAGCCGTTCATTGTAGTTGGGCCAGTAAGTAATGTGCTCGCGGTCTACTCTGTTGATACTGGGTACACGACGGTTCAGGCGTTTATTTCACGCGATGAGCCATATCTCACGAGTAGCACTGACTACGACATCTATCTGAACTTGTACCGTTCGACGCAAGACCTCGTCGATACAGCACAAGACCTGCCGTACGACTTTCAGCTGATCTACAGGCAGAAGCTCGACAGCACATATAACAGCGATACATACACCATAGTAGACAAGACTTCGGACCTTGCGCGTTCGAAGGGCGTGTATCTGTACACAAATGCCGAGCAACAGGGTGAACAAAGCAGTTCCTACTGTCCGCCCACCGCTCGTGACGTCGCTGTGTTTCGAGATACGACGTTCTATGCGAATCGCGCGGGCTTCGCTGAGCGTGTTCTCACTGTACCGGGACCTCTGCTCGATTCGGTCAACGGAACAGGGCTGTTCTCGGAAGCGGATCGCGCGTCGGGAATAGGCACACGCAAGCTTTTGAACTGCACGCTCACGAGCGGGAGCGCAGTTGTCACAACCACAACCTCGTTGACGGGTATCGTTCCTGGCCAGTTGGTGTTCCTGGCGAAAGGTTCGAATTCGATTCTTACGCATATCGTCAGTGTTGGCTCGGGCACGTTTACGGTTGCTGATGTGTGGCCCTATACGAGCGGCGCTACGGGTTTTGCGATCGTTCAGGACGCGTACAAGATTCACGTCTACTATGCAGACGGTTCGACGGCAAGTTACTACAACGTAGTAAGCGCACAGTCGATCTTCACGAGTAGTAACTACCCTGTATATCCACCCGCGCCCGGCTTCCGTATCTTCGGGCCGTTTGGTGAGTATCCGCTGCCTGCGTACGGGCGCGAGGTGACGTTCATCTTCACGTATCCGGCTATCAAGCGGGTCTTGTACTTCGATTTGTTTCTGACGAACGGGCAGAACTACAGCCCGGCGTACACGGGCGATTTCATCGCAGAGACGCTACCTCTGAAGTCGTCGAACGATACGCGACCCAATGCCCTGTTCTTTTCCAAGACGGGGAAGCCCGAAGAAGTTCCGTTCACGAATAACGTAGACATCGGCGCGGGGACCATCCTCAAGATGGCACCGACCCAGTCCGCGCTCTTAGTTCTCGCAACAGACGGTCTCTGGCGTGTCACAGGCGACGGCACGAGCTGGCAAGTGAACCAGGTCGACCCCACCGTCACACTGTTACATCCCGCTTGTCTAACAACGCTCAACAATCAGATCTATGGTTGGGTCGAGGACGGTCTGAGTCTCATCGGTGAAGACGGCGCGCAAACTATCTCAACCGATGCAGTCGGCCCCGACATCCGCGAGTGGGCAACGACGATCAAAGGCTGGGGCGCGCCCTATTTCTGGGGGCCAAGTCTCGCAGGCGACCGCTTCTGGAACGAGGTCTGGCTCAATGTGCACAGAGCCTACAGCACAGGCTCAGGCGGACCCGACCACGTTACGACTCTCGTGTACAACACCGACACGAAGAACTTCACGCGCTTGCAAAGACCGTTGTTCGCAAACGTGGTCTATTCGCCCGACGCAAATCGCATGGTCTCGAGCGTGTTCGTCTCGGGCAGTCCGAACAACATCGCTCTGACTGTGCAGAGTGACTTCTACGACCCCGCGGGCGACGGCTGGCTGCCCGCAACGGTATGGTTCAACGCGATCCAAACCGACGACAAAGGCAAGCTCAAGCAGTGGATGGACGTGAACTATTTCGTTGCGAACGTACAAACCGAAGTAGGCGCCGCGACTAGCTACATGCACGGGCTCTTTGACGCGCGCAATGAAAACACGGACCCGTACGAGGACGATTTCTCGGTGAACAGCCAGAGCATGGTCGAACTCTCACGCGACGTGCACTTCTGGATTCCGAGGCGCGCTGCTCTGTCGGATCAGATGCAGTTGGGCGTGCAGTTTCACGCGTCGGGCTTTGACGTCGATGTCACGGGCTTCAACTTTCAACTTCAAGGCTTCACGGTCCGATATCGGGTCGCGAGTGACACGTTGAAACGATGAGACTCGCGCCTACAGTTCCCGTTGGCCTTCAAGACGTCAAGCTCATAACGTTGCTCACAGCTATCGTGAAGTGCCTCAAAATCCAGCCTGATAGCCAGTGCTATACTGTGACTGTAGTCTGGAAGGTCCCGTTCGTGCTGCAGATCCCCGAAGCAGGGAACACGCAACCACGCAACATCAAGCCCAACATCATCAGGCTCGGGAACGCGGTTCTGACAGCCGCCCCCGAGACAGTCGTTGAATGGGGCGCGGCTACAAACTGGGTTTGGCAAGGTAATAGTATCGTGAAGATTTTGAACCAGGCAGGTCTGGTCGAGGGCGTGCGCTACACGCTGACGTTCGAGGTGGTGAGCTAATGAGTGCTCAAGACGATTACGCGGATCTGATCGGGCAGCCGTTACCCAAGCAGGGCGACTCGCTCGAGGGCTCGATTGGCAAGTACGATCTCGGCGGGAACATTCTCTTCGATTACGGCGGGGGCGCGCTCAACAACGCGATTGATCGACGTAACGCGAAGCTCGACAAGATCAAGAGTCAGATCACTGCTGAGCAGTACGCGCGGCTTAAAGCAGCGGTCGCGTCGAACACAGCCGACTGGGAAAAGCTCACTACACAGATTCTCGGCGCCGATGGTGAGAAGCTCAATGACTTCTACTCGGGCGTAGAGGCGAGCGATGCAGCGAATCTCGCCGACTACAAGAAGGCGATGGGTGGTTACGCCCCTGTCGAGGATCTGTTCAAGAATCCGAACTTCTATGGCGACGTTGGCGATGTAACGAACCAAGCCAAGCCCACTGACGCGACCGTGCAAGAACAGCGCGGAATGCTCGCGAAGATGAAGACGCTCAGTGATCCCACTGAGACGGCGCAAGAGCGTTTTCAGCGGTTGATGGCACAGCGCACAGCCGATGCGAACATGAAGGGACAGCGCGACTCGATCGCGCAAGATCTCAAAGCTCGCGGCGTGTACGGCTCGGGTGCCGAAGTTGTTCAGAACATGATGAGTCAGGCGGACGAGGCCAATCGTCGGTACATGGCGAACTTAGCGGCAGATGCGCAGGCGCAAGGGCGCGCGACACAGATGCTGGGCATGGGTTCAGACCTCGCAGCCAAGATGCGAGGCGCAGAGACGCAGGAGGGCGCGCTCGCGAACCAAGTCAACATGTTCAATAACAACGTGAACCAGAATACCGCGAACACGCGTTCGGGCGCACAGATCGGCGGTCGAGAGTTCGACACGGGCACTGGTCAACGCGCGGCAACGAGTGTGCTGCAAGCTGGACAAGATGTGAACCGTGGTTTGCGCGACGACAAGGGCCGTTTGATTGATACGACAACCGGACTAGTCAAGGGCGGAATCGGTATTCGTAACTCTGGCACCGGCGCACTTAGCGCTGCGGATGACGTGTTCAAGCAGGACATCGACGAAACCAAGGCTGGCAACACTGCTCGTAAGAGCACCGGTGGCCTGATTGCGAACATGTAATGTATAAGTACTCACTCGAAGAAGACAACCTGCTCACGCCTCCCGAGGGCACGGTCGACACTCGCGCTCGTCCGAGTGCGTTGACGGGCGATATGCTCAATCTGAATGCGCTCGAGGCACCCGCGCCTGAATCTTTGCCCGAGACACCAGCGCCAGCTCCCGCACCCGTAGGCCCCGCCGTCACTTCCTACCAAGAAGAGATCGCGAAAGCAGCGCCGAAGATGTTCTCGCCCCACTTCACGCAAGAAGAGTGGGACGCGGCAAAGGCTCGCCAAAAGGCTGCGAACGAGGAAGTCGCGAAGACGGGCGAGACTGCCGAATCACGTCTCGTGAGTGCCGCGCCCAGTTGGTATGAGGCAGGCAAGCCGCCGCCCTCGCATGGCGGATGGGCAGACGCTGCGACTATGCTCGGTAACATGGGCGCTGCAGGCTCTCTGCAGGCGATGAAAGATCCACGTCGACCGATGGATTTGAAGGCGCAAGACGCGCGGAAGGCTGCGTTGTCCACGGGCCTGAGCACGCTTCTGTCCAACTTGTTCACGCACGGTCAGACTGACTACAAGGCGAACCAAGACGCGGCTCTCAAAGAAGCGCAGATGATGAAGACCGTGCCAGGTGGCAAGAGCGCGAGTCAGCTCAAGCGCGAGGGCGCGGACAAGTTGATGGACCAGATGCATCAAGATGCAGTGCTGGGAAGTCTCGAGACAAACCGCAAGTTCAACCAAGAGCACATCGACGCCGAGCTGGACCCGAACGATCCACAAGCGATCGCGTGGCGCAAATCGCTCATCGCTCAGGGTATTGCCCCCGAGGAAGTCGATGGGCTTGGACGCAAGGCTCTGCAAGGCACAGCCGCTGCGCATAACATCACTCTGTCGGCTGGTCATACCGCTGGTCAGAAGACCGCAGACGAAGCGAACAAGGAACGACAAATCGTTCTCGAGCAGAAGGTCAAGCAAGACGCGAAGCTCGATGATGAGCTGAGAGCAGAGCGACACCGGCGCGGCGAAGGTTTCATTCCAGACGTCGACTGGGTCAACAATACGCCTCCGCCTGGCCACGCTGTTGAGGACGTGCGCGAACTCTGGAAGACCAAAAAGGGCTTCACGGACCGACTCGAGCGCATGCAACAGATTCAAACGCGCATTGAGCAGATTGCGGCGAAGTATGCGGCCGATCATGGCTTGACGGGCGGCGCGGCCGAAGCGCTCAATGCTCTGGGACCCCTTGCGAAATGGACAGAGAAAATCGGCGGGCCAGAAGTACACGATCTCGTCAACGAAGCGACGATCTTGCAGACTTCAATTCAGAACTTCGTGCGCAGCAAGAGCTATAGCAACTTGGGCGTGATGCAACAGTGGGAAGATCTGAAGACCCGCATGGATCTTCCGGTCGCTGGTTCTGTCACTGCATATCTGCGCGGCCCCGCTTCGTGGAAAGCTCTATCTAACGACGTTAATCGAATGTTTGAAGATGGCGTGACTGCCGCTGGCGGCGTCGTTCGCGCACCAGGAAAAGCGCCGACTGATAATGGAGCTAGAACGCCCGAACAAGAGCGAGCTGAGCATCCAGCCCCGGCAATCCCGGAACCGGTGCAATACAATCCACGTACGCGAACGGTTGAGCCACGGGCGGGTGCTGGTGCAACAGAGCCTATACCAACGACAAGCGAAACTCTGACTGAGCGAGCGCCGGTGCCGCCGATCACGCACGCGACCCCCGCGCCAGCGCCAGCACCCGCCCCAAAGCTCGAGGCCGGTCAGAAGATGTACAAGATCACGAAGAAGGATGGCAAGACTGCGGACAAGGCAATGACACCTGAAGATGCGAAGCTGTTGGGGTCGCATACAGACGTAATCGCTAGCGTCGTGGAGATCTAATGCCTCCCGAACCCGATGAGTTCGACGCGTTAATCGCAAAAGCGAAGCAGACCGTAGGTGACGGTGCAAAAGCGACGGGCGATGAGTTCGACGACTTGATCGCGAAGTCGCGTGCTGAGTCGGAGAAGCGTGTGAGTCACAACGACTCAGGTCACGTTGAACGTCCTTGGTACGATTTCTGGTCTCAGTACACGAACCCGACGCCTCTCGAGCGTCAAGATTTCGAAGCTAACAACAAGCGCGAGCAAGAACAAGCCGCGCACCAGATCACCAACACGTTCCAGCATCCCGCGAGTATCGTCACGCGCGAGCTCGGGCCTGGCGCTGGGATGTTGCTCGGTGGGCCGGAAGTCGGCGCACTCGGCAAGTTCGGTGCGCCCGCAGCGCGTGCTGGTCTCGGTGCACTCGCAGGCGGCACCGTCGAAGGTGCAGACGCACTCGCTAGCGGCGCGAGCTTACCCGAGGCCGGTGAGCGTGCACTAACAGGTGCAGGTGTCGCGGGCAGTGCAGCACTCGGGCTCGAGGGTCTCGGGGCGGGCCTTGGTGCTATGGGCGGTGCAGCTAAAGGCGCAGCAAACCGCAAGCTCGCTGAGCGCGCGTACCCGCCCGCTGATCTCACCAAGATCCGTGCGAATGAAGGTGGCGCGGGCGTAGTGAACGCAGGACAAGAACTGCGCGACATGGGCCTCACTCGCCCTCGCGGTGTTAGGGACTTGTTCGGTGTATCGCCCAACACGCTGAGCGAGAATTCGCGTGGCATTCTTGACCAAGCCAACGAGCAAGCAGCCGCTGCGACGAAGCGTATTCTCAGCACGCCCACAGGCGAGCTCTCACCTCCCGTGAACGGCGAGATGTCGCCCGTGACAGTGGGCGACGCGGGCGTGAACATGGATCCCGTGCGCGCGCGCCTGTACGGCAAAGCAACGGAACTCGAGCGAGGCAAAGTCCCCGACGCGGCCAAGCGTTATCGCCAGGTCGCGAATCGAGTTACTACGCCGTATTCAAAGTCGGCGCCAGGCGAGCCAGAGATCACACCGCTCGAGGGCCTTGAGTCACGCGCGCCTGACATGTCTGAGCCGCCCGTGAGTCAGCTTCCGCTCGAGTCACGCATGCCCGAGCAACCGCCCGATCCTAGCGCACTCTCGAGCGAGCCTACTGGCCCGATTGAGTCGAACGCGCCGCCGCCATCTGAGTTTCACGGCGACAACCTGTTAGATGTCCCGCCGCCTGGCCCGCCTGGCGAGATCGACACGACCTCACATCTCGCGAACACGTATCGAGCAAGCACACCCGAAGTAAGCAAACAGCCGATTCTCGATCTTGAGTTCCGAGGCACGCCTCGCAACCCAGCAAGGGACGCAGGCGCGGGTACTGCGAACATGTCGCCGAGCCCGTACGAAGATCTTATGTCGAGCGCGCCTGAGCCTCGCCCGTATCCGGGACGGGGCGCACCGATCGATGTGCCAGCGCGCGAAGATTTGCTCAATCAAGTTGGCAGTGAACTACGCGACGTGCCTATGACTCCGGGAGGCGAGACTGTGCCTCTCGGTGGGCACCATCAGCGGCGGATGCAACGGCTCGAGTCTGGCGTACCAGATTTGAATGCCAATGCGCCTGGCGTGCAAACGCCTGACTTGAATCTACTGAGCGGACTGGGCGAGCAGATGGACATCTTGCCGTCGCAGCGATGGGGAGCGGGTAAGCCCGTGTCTATCCACGACGCGCCTGAGACGTTCCCACAGGGCACTGAGCCTGTCGACACGTCCTATTGGCCGCACCCTTACGAGATGTCTCGTAACGAGCCGCCAGTGCCCCCACAAGAGGCCGGGCTGCCTCCTGCCAAGCAGACGGTCACAGAGCCCACGCCCCGGTTCCAAGGCAACTCGCCGCCTCCAGGGCTCGACGTTCCGAACGAATATAAAGCGGGGCTTAATGAACGTGCACTGCCCGAGTCTGAGCCAGTGCCCGCGCTGTATCCAGATCAGCCGCCCAATGTACCCGGCGAGCTCGCGCCTCTCGGCATGTCTCGCCGCGCGCCTATCGTTGGGCCTGTACAACGCAACGAACTGTCTAAGTTAGTCGGCCCGCGTCCGACGACTAGTAGCCTCGCGCCTGGCACGGCTGAGCCCCTCGATATCTCGGGTATCTCGCCCACGAGCGCGCCGATCGACAACGGGTTCTTCCCGCAAACGCCGCGCCCCATGACTCCCGCGGCCCCCGCCCCGTATCCGCTCGAGGAAGCGATGCACACGCGCCGCACACTCGGCAATCGCATTGCGAACTTTGACGGGCGCCAGCTCGGGCAACGCGAGAACGACGTGAACGCTGCGAACGTCGAAGCGTGGAAGGGCATGGGTGACGCTGTCACAGACGCCTTCGATAACGGCGCTGCGAGCCCCGCTGACGTCGCCGATCTACGTCAAGCGAACAAGACGTTTAGCACCGTCGCGGACGTCAACAAGAACCTCGCAGGGCGCACGAATCGAGACTTTCAGACACCAAGCACGATTCAGGGCAATGAGAGCATTCTCGGGGGTGGGCTGAAAGGCACTGCAGCTATTGGCCGCGGTCTGTTGGGCGTGAACTCGCAATACGCACTCGGGCAAGGACTCGAGGGTGCTGGAACAGCGGCGCGTGCTGGTAGCGATCTAGCGCGCATGGGTGCCGGTCTCGGTTGGACAGGCAACGATCATCCCGAGGTCGCAAAGGCTGCGCAGGAAAACCCCGGTGCGCCGAAAGCTGCTGTTGAGCAGAAGGCTAACGACGACATGAAAACACAGCTTATGGATACATGGTATAATGTGCTTGGTAAAGCTAAGAGCATGTTTCAGTGATTGAACTACCGCACGCGCCAACCGATGTGACGCGCACAAATCTGACACTGACTAACTCGAGCCCAATCGACGTGCTTGAAGATCGCAGCGGCGTTGCGACTCTTATCATCTCTCACCCGAGCGGCGCAGCAGTACAAGCGCAGTTTGACTCGGACAACGCGCCTATCGATGCGTCAGATTCAATACCCCTTGGCGTCTACACGGTCTTAGAGATTTCGAAAGCAACTCGGTACATGACACTCTTTGGGAACGGCGCCACGAGCGTTTATTGGTACGTTGTATGAAACAGAAAGCGCCGCAAGCGCCTGTCATCCCTCACTCGGTTCTGTTCGGCGCAATAGCTACCGCTCCCCTGCTTATATTCGACGGCTCGGGCGTGATCGATATCGTGATGTGCGCACTTGGTGCAACGGCGGGTGTGATTTTCGGCGATTCGAACAGCATGAGTCTCGCCAGCGCGAGCAATGCGTTTCCTATCGGCACTGAGTGGGTACGCATGCCCCTCAATCGCGCAACTCGCTACATGAGCGCAGTGGCACTCGTTGGGACAAGCGGCACCTTGTACTATTATTTTCCAGGACAGACAGAAGTCTGATGCCAATGAAGTCAAAGGCCCAGCGTGCGTACCTCTGGGCGAATGAGCCGAAGGTCGCAAAAGAGTTCGAAGCCAAAACCACTAAGGGCAAAAAGCTTCCAGAGCACGTCAAGAAAAAGAAGAAGAAATAGACATGGGAAAATTGAGTTCCCGCGATCGCAAGCTAGCGCACCTCGCGGGTGAAAACGTAAGTAACATTGAGAATCGCCAGTTTGCGACGCTCGCAGCTTCTGCCTCGCAGCTCATCCTGCAAGGGCCGCTGCAGGTCGTTCCGACGACTGCGTTTCAGACAGCCACGCAAGTCGTATACTGGACTTATATCGGCATGACCCAGAAGACCTTGACGGTCGACTACATCCGGTTCGTTCAGACCGCTGCGGCAGCGGGCACTCAAACAGCTGAGGTCTATCTCGCGACGACTCCTGATGCACCTGATGGCACTGCCAAGTCGTTGACTGTCAAGTACGTGAACAACACGCTCGACAACCTCGTGACGGGTACTTACACGAACGGTCTCGTGAAGGGCAACGCGACCGCGGCGGGTTATACCGTCTCGCCTGCGACGCACCTCTGGGCGGGCGCACGGTTCGCAATGTCCGGCACACCACAGCCAGCCGTCTTTGGCGTCGGGCTCGATCTCTTGGTTGGTTATATTCAGACGACCACGGCAGTAACGACTCCGATGGCCGTGGGCGATGTCAAGACGGGCGCTCTCTACTCGCAGACCGTTGCGAACTCGGCCGTTGCGCTTGCGCCGTTCTTGCGTGTTCAAGTAAGAGCCTAGTTGCTCTGTACCCATGTAGGGACTATAAGTCTCTGCATGGTCAAGTACACGATCCAGTCCATGAGGGGCGTGGTAGAACACTACCGCGCCTTTCGCATTCAGCCCCCTGACTGTGTCAACTGCAAGTACCTCGTCCTGTCAGACGCGGACGAGGACGTGCCGGAGGGCTTCGAAGAGATGCGTCGCGAGCATCGGTACATCTCGCAGTGCCCCGAGCACAACAAGCCTCTTTACCAGTGGCTGCACAAAGCTGATTTAGACACAGCCGCGCGCTGGCTAGTCAAGCGGGGGAATCGCTCTAAGACCGGCACGCTCGTGTTCGAGAAGATCATGCACGAGCTACAGAAAGACATGGGGTTATGAACGAGCACACGTGCAAGCATTGTGGGTACCATGTGCATAAACCAGGTTGCGCGTTCGAGAAGCCTTTCAAGTATCAGCTTCTGTTCGTAGATTCAAAGCAACAACTCGAAGAAATCCTCGAGTACATTCGAACGGGGGCTTGGCGTGAGATTACGTGAGCCGTACGTTCGCAAGCACGTATGCCAGTACGCGCAACCGATCATGCAGTACGTTGATCACGACAAGCTTGTCGTTCAACGCACATGTTCTGATTGTGACAAGGTTCAGTGCGCGATCTTCACGTCGATGCCGCTGCTGCCCCTCGAGCTCATCCCGTATATCGACGGGACGTGGCTCGACACGACGCTCTACGATTACGTGAATCGCTGACTGTATGTTTTCTCCGAATTTCTCTGGCTTCCTCCGCGACCCGAAACGTATCGTCGTTCGTTCGACCAAGAGCGGGGACTTCGACAAGACGCGCGCATGGTTCTGCGACAAGAAGAGCAAGGTGAGCGCGCACTATCTCATCGGGCGGGCGGGCGAGCTCGCCCAGCTCGTTCCGTTGAACCGATGCGCGTGGTCGGGCATTCACAACCGAGACAGTATCGCGATTGGGCTAGTGTCGTGGGGGCCGCTCGTGCTGCGCGAGGGAAAGTTTTATAGCGCTCTTTATGGCAACGAGGTCCCTTTCAACGAAGTCCGCGACGAGCAGAACGGCGGGTACCGGTACTGGCACGCGTTCACGAAGGCTCAGCTCGCGAAGCTTGATGAGGTAGTTGCGCGGTTCTCGGGCCTTGATATAGTCGGCCCATGAACGTTCAAGTCAACGACGTGATTCAGCTCGACCCGGCACAGAGCACGTGGGGGCCGCTGCTGTGCATCGTGAGCGAGGTCAAGAGTTGGGGTGTTCAGTGCTATGCACTGGTACCAGAACAGCGAGACAAGCTACCTGGCTGCATGTACTTGCGAGTTGAACACGGCAAGTACGTGTACATTGGTCGCGTTGAGTGGGCTGTCGCAACTCGAGAAGATAGCTCAGACCCCGAATCTTCTTGATCGAGTTACAGTTCGCGCACGCGACGTCGAAGCGCCCCTGTGGATAGCCCAAGTCCCGCAGATGCCTATACAGCGTCTGCCCGGCTAGCCCTTGCTTCTTGTCAACGTGCCCGTCGTCGTATCGGTGCTCGAGGTTGAGCGCGTCGAAGTCGGCGCAGCCGCAGTAGAGACAGCGCGCGCCTCCGTACGCCTCGAACGTCGCTCGTTTTAGTCGTTCTCGGCAGGTGGCACATCGGACTCGATCGGGGCGATCTCGAGTGAGACCGCATCTGCACTGCACACTGGATTATAGCATCAGTCCCACGACCACCAATCCCAGCGGATACTCGCCCGCTCCCACTTAATCGTGCTCTCCGAGTGCTTGATCAGTTGCTGCTTGAGCTGTGCTCGTCGTCTCTGGTTCTCGATCTTCCGTTCCGACTTCCACATGTACTTGCGCGGGCGGCGTCTGGGCATGTAGCAAGTTTAGCAGAGCTAGTTCGAGTACCTCACTGAGCACAGCGTGATCGCTCTCGATATCGCGATGCTGTGAGACGTTCTCTATAGCGTCCCAGAACGAGGCTGGCACTCCATCCCATGCGACAAGTTTTGCTTTCGCGCACTCGGGACAGATCATCGGCACGTTGTGTATTTGACATGGGTACATGGCTTCGACCTTTAGCAGAGCTGCGTCATAGAAACTCGGCCGCCCTTTTCGAGTACGTGTGTGTTGCATCATCCACGCCCAGAACGAGCGCGTGCACGGCCCACAGATCAGAGTCTTCGCAGACCAGGCACAACCGGTAGCAGGATGGGCGGCGCCTTTGCACGAGGGACAGTTCAGAACTCCTCGGCTGCCTCGAGTAACTCATAATCCTCGACGTAGAACAAGTCCGCCTGATTCGATTGCGTGTTCGCGTTCCATAAGAACTGCCCGAGGCGTTGCTTCGGGTGCTGTTCCCATGCTTTTAGCAAGCGCTTGAGTACTTCGGCTTTTTGTTCGGGGGTTGTGGCGCGTGTGACTTTTGGCATAAAAGAAAATGGCCCGTGTATTTACTACACGAGCCAGAGAGAAAACTACCGACAGAGAAGCGTTGACACACTTTTAGGTGCTCTACCAACTGAGCTATATTCGAACTTTCGGACGAACAGCTGGACTCGAACCAGCGACAACCCCGTTATCTGCGGATGTAGTGCCAACTAACATTCGGTAGCGAGAAAACAGAGTCACTGACAGATAGGCGTGGACACGTTCAATGCTGTTGTTCTACCAGGCTGAACTATACCCCTGAATAGTCGGGGTAGCTGGATTTGAACCAGCGACAGACGGCTCCCTATGTAGTGCCCACTAGATTCAGTGACGAACAAACAACATCACCAGCAGAGAGACGTGGACACAACTTCGGCGTTCTATCCAGCTGAACTACGGCAAGTTTAAAGCTCACCGGTTGGATTCGAACCAACGACTTCCGGCGTGAATGGCAATGTAGTGCCCACTAGATCTGGTGACTGAAATAGCGTTACTAGCAGGTAAACGCTCGAGACTTGACAATTCCAAAAAATGTAGTCCCGAACTAAATCTAGTAACTGAAAATGGGTGCTATCAGCAGGAAGGCGCCCGACACTTGTTTTTGATGGATGTATGTAGTGCCGAACAGTATCTGATAGCGAAAATCGTGACTGGCCTGCCTATGAGCGACACCAACCGGATTGTCAGCATCAACGGCCAGTCACACGATACTTATAGCTCCACAGCTTCGATTACGCCAACCCAATTCTTGGCATCGCCCGACAAAAAGTTCGCGACGACATCGAACACAGCGTCAGAGAAACCGCCCACGTTCAAACGGTCAGTGCTCGAGGTTGCTTGTGTCGACGTCATCGCTGCGATGTCGATGCACACGAGCTTAGAGCGAGGCGAGCGAGCCTTGAGCTTTGCCCACTCAGCCATCATGCCTGTATCGCGATAGTACGAGTGCCCCGCCCACGACTCGTTATCGCTCACGAAGATGACGATGTCGGGGTTGAGCTTGCGCTTGTTGAGCTCGATGAGCGGGAGCTCGCACTGAGTTCCGCCGCCGCCGAGCTGGGCCAGGCGCGTTGCGAAGTTCATGACGCTCGCTTCTTTTGTAACCTCGGCTACGAAACAGCGCGTGTCGAAGGGCAGGACAATGCTCTTTTTCGAGCGCTTCACGAGCGCGGCCGTGAACAGCGCCGCTGCGTCCACGTAGCGCACCTTGGTCGTTTGTCCGGGACGGTTGCCGGTGATGGGACTCGACATCGACCCGGACACGTCGAGGCACAGAGCAACGTTCCCGTCGAGATAGGGCACGTTCTCGAGCGCGTGCTCCATGGCTTGCTCGAGGGCAGCGACGATGGATGGGGGCGTGTCCGCGCCCTCGGTCGGAGTCGAAAAGCGCCACGGATCTTTTACATCAGCCAAGCTCGAGACTGCGCGAAACGCGCTCATGATCTGGTACGGGAAGGTCTTGGCCTTCTGCACCAGCTCTTTGTTGCTGAGACGCTCAGCGATGAGCTCGACCATTGCTGCGCTCGAGAACACGCCGTGACGACGAAACGTGTTCAGGTTCTTGATAGTCATCGTCCACGACGCTCGAGACGCGACCTCCGCCCACTCGTCGTCGGACAAGTTCATCGAGTCGAGCATGCGGAAGTCCACGTCAGGCACAACCCCCTCGCGCGTCTTCTTCCACGCTTCGTAGCGCTTGACCTCTTCCGGTAGCTTCGACGCGTCATACTTGGTCGTGACGATCGTGCCCGCGTGCTCGTCGAGGATGTACGGCAGACCGTGCTTCTTCTGCCGCTCAGTGATCGCCCAGAGCATGACCTTGTCGATCTCGCCCGTCTTCGTGCGCGGCGTGCAGAGCTTCGTCTCGTCGCCGATCAAGTACCCGTACATCGCCCGCTGTGTCTCGCTCAACGTGTCGGGGCGGATCGTGCGAATAATATATGACAGGCTCGGTGTCTCACCGATGCTATCGCGCAAGAGGGCCATCGGATGACGCTTGTTGAGCCACGATTCGATCGCGCGACGGGGGCGCGAGCCAAAAGACTTACGTCCGGTAATCCCCGACCGAAGAATTTGGACGAAGTTACGGAGCATCTTGCCGTTATCGATCACGTGGGCGAACGCGCGCGTGAACTCGGGCGCCTGGCGGGCGGCAAGCACAGCGAGCAAATATGCTGGCATGTCTTTGAGCTTGCCCTGTTGACGCGCGTACGTGGCCGCTTGAGCAATGAATCTTGAGTCCAGCTGCTCACATAGTTTCTTGACGTCGTCTAACTGTTCGGTCGCCGTCGTATAGTAAGTACTGCCGAAGAAGCCAGTGGCGGCGTACTGGGCGAGTTGTTCTTTGGCTGAGTAGCTGTACGCGCTACCGCCTGCTTTGTTGGGTGTGACGCGTGGCTGTAAAAGGGTATTGTCCACAGTCCCAACTCTGGGATAATGTGGCGAAATGCGCAAGTCCCTCTTACATGCGTGGTACTTTTTCGCGTAGGGTCGCTGATCCCATGACGACATTGTTCAAACAAGCCGCTCGCGTCGAAGGCGAAGGCCCCGTCGAAGTACATCGCGCGAAGCCACAGGACATAATCATCGCGAGCACGACGTACCGCGGGCACACACAACACATTTATCTGACTGAGCACATGGCCGCGAAACTAGTTGTCGTGCTCGCGTTCATGATCGGATTACCAATCGCGAACAAGGTATTAAAGGCGGTGAAGATGTGATCGCGTATACGATCAACCTGGCTGACATCAAACGCGACCCCGCTCGAGAGGGAGCGCTCGACGAGACAGGACAGATTAAAGTACTACCCGCCGAGTTCTGGTATCAGTTCAACCGCAGCGAGCGGGGCGCTTTCTGCGTGCGTCACGCGGTGTATTGTGTCCCTACGACCGAGCTCATTGATTGGCTGCGCAACGAGATCGGCCCTCGGTACGCAATTGAGATCGGCTCGGGTAATGGTGTGCTGGCTAAAGCATTGGGAATCCGCGCGACCGACAATCTGATGCAGACGTGGCCCGAGATCGTGGATCTTTATCAGACGCTACAGCAGCCTCTGATCCACTACGGTCGCGACGTACTTAATGCTGATGCCAACGTCGCGGTGAAAACGATGAAGCCTGACGTCGTGGTCGGCGCATGGGTCACGCACAAATACGCGCTATTGCATCATGCGCGCGGCGGGAACATGCACGGCGTTGAGGAACCTGAGCTCGTACGACAAACCGATTACATTTTCATCGGGAACAAAGGCACGCACAAGGACAAGGCAATCCTCGAACTACCACACAAGGAGTACCAGTTCCCGTGGCTCATCTCGCGTGCGTTGAACAACATGCCTAACTTCATCGGGGTATGGAAAAAGCAATGAGTGACGAAGAAGTCGAAGAAGTACTCAAGCACGTACGCGAGCTCGTCGCGCGCAACCAACGCTTGCTGCTCGAGAACACGAGACTGTGCGAACAAGCTACGGGTGAGCTTGACGATGCGAAGCGCTGGATACGCGAGTTCCGCGCTGAACATGGCGAGTTGCACGAGCGCATTGTCGAGATGCGTTCTCGTATCTCTGCATGGGAGCCCGAGGACGACCGCGATCCGTATAGTCGCTTGAAACCGTCGATTTCGCACGACGAGATCAACGGGCTACTAGGTGAGATGCAGGCGTTGCTCGAGGGGGAAGACTGATGGCATTCGGACCAGGACGTTACGATGATCTCTGCACTTATGTGCTCGAAGAGTCAGGCGGAGAGGTCGTGATCGTCGCAGTGATCAACGGCAAACGTGGCAATGGCATCTCACACCAAGCAAAAATGCGCAGAGACGTCGACCCGATCGATTTCATGATGGCGCAGGCGCAAGCGTTCCGCGAAGCAGCCGACCAGCTACAGGCAGAAGTGAGACGTGCGCGACAACAGAAACGGGGGAACTGATGACACGCGACCTGCAAATCGCCCTACGTCACGCACGTCAGGGCAAGAACGTACCCGCCCGCATGGAGGCTGCGCTCGTACTCGCCGCCGAGGTCGAGCGCTTGCACAACACACTCGCGATCCTGTGTCAAGTGGAACATGTCTCGGCCCGTGCGATACGTGAGGTGCTCGGTGCCTAGAGAGACCATCTATTGGGACAGGAAGTGTCAGCCTATCACTGCGCACCGATGGGACGAGCTCTTAGCCAAACCCGCGTATCGGCGTGTTGCCGAATGGCAACGAGGGCACACACGCGTGCTCACTGAATGGATGGGCTTCGTACACGGGCTTGACGTGCAAGGTCGCCCAGAGATCTTCCGCACGCTCGTGTACATTGACGGCACCCTCGACGATGTTGGGGGCTGGTACGCGACTGAGCCCGAGGCGTGTGCGGGGCACGTCGTTGAGTGCTTGAAAAGAGAGGGGGTGCTGACGTGAAAAGACCCAAGCAATGTCCGACGTGTGCCGACCTTCGCGCAGCGGCGAATGCCACTCTGCTATTCCATGGCTCGGTGTGGTCGGCTGAGACCCGCGAACTGTGGAAACAGCTAACCGGGGAGGATGAAGCAACCACGAAGACGTTGTGTGACTTCGTGCGAAAGTGCTTGGATTATGACTGACCTGTCGTTCCTTGTCGCCGATGACCAGCTTGCCGCCTTCTATTCGGGAGTGCTGGTCGCGCTCGCCCTCGGTGTGACCACGGTAGCTCTGATCTTCAGTGAGTATCCCCGTGGTCGACTGATCGCGCACATTCTCTGCGTCGTCGTTCCTTCCGCCTTCATTGCTGCGCGCGTGGGGGGTCTGTCGTTTCACGGGCTCAACGTTTTCGCGACGGTGCTCTTCCTCGTGTCGATGGCCGTGAATCGATGGCTGGTAGGTTTCAACGCTCGCCGAGTAGCAGCGAAGCTCGAACGCGACCGTGCCGAGTACGCCCGCAAGTTCGAAAGTGAGTTTGAGTGATGCTCCGAATAACGATTGAGCTGGTGCCCTACGGGGACGAAGCGCGCGCTCGTGTCATCGGCACGGCCAAGATATGGAACGACGGCACGAGCGACGAACGGCCCATGTACGGCAACTACGAGGGCATCATCGACGGGCAGAAACTACGCGTCGAGGGGCACGAGCGACGCGAAGGCGTCTGGACTCTCGTGTACAAATTCCTGTGTGCCAAACTGCTGCCAAACATTCAGGGGCCTGTAGGGGAATCTAGAGACTCTGGAAGTACGAACGACCCCCTGAATGTCCAGGCACATCAAACACTTACCCGTCCAACCGAATGAAACCACTGAAGTTTCTAGACAGGTAGTGCCCGTGCCCGTGACGGTAACAGGGGGTCATTTACCGTCATGATTACGCTAGTTTAGCAGAGTCCCTTCTTCTGCTGCCAAACGGCTGCCAAGCCCATCGAGCAGACTAACAGCAGCCCTCGCGGCGTTTCTGTGCAGGTGCATATAACCAAGCGTCGTGTCGAGCCTCTCATGTCCAGCCAGATCCATGATTACTCGAGGTGCCGCTTCGTGGGTCGAGCCAAGGTTCGTGATGAACGAGTGCCTCAACAAGTGCGTGTGCGTTGTCGGGGGAAGACCCGCGCGCTTGCAAATGCGCTTGAGCATTCTCCCGAGTACGGCGACCGTCATCACGCGCCCGCTCTTTTGCATGAGCACGCGTGCGTGATCGGTCATCTGCATGTAGCGCTCAAGCTCGGATGCGAGTGTCTTTGAGAGCGCGACCTCTCGTTCGTTGCCGTTCTTTGGTGTGCCTTCTTTCTTCCGGCGCACGGTCCTCTTCACCGTCAGATGACGTTCCTTCACATTCACGTCGACCTTGTCTAGTCCGCAGATCTCGCCTGCTCGTAAACCCGCATGTGAGCCGAGCAAGAGGAACACGCGCTCATCGGGCAGCGCATGCGCGAGCATCACGTCGAGTTGCACAGGTTCCCAGAAGCCCCTCGACGTCTTCTTGCGCTTGAGACGCTTTATCTTGCAAGGCATCTCGGAGATCAACTTGAGGTCGAGCGCGTACTTGAGGCAGCCGGTCAGGGCATAGCCCACGTTGTTCACTGTCGAAGCAGCAAGCCCCTTCATGGCTGACCGAAGTTTTGACACGACACTGTTGTCGATCTCGCTGAGGTGCTTGCCTGCGTACACGCTCAGCCAAGCATTCCAGTAGTACTCCTTATTTTCCACTGTAGCGTCTTTCTGCTTCTCCCCCTCACAATGGGTGATGTAATCAGGCCAGATGACTCCCAGCTTGGGACCGATGAGCTTCTGCTCTTCTTTCGGTTTCGTCAGTTCTTTCCACAGCTCCACCTCCCGTTTCTTCCATTGGTCGTTTGCTGCGCTTTTGCTTGACAAACGGCACTTCTCTCGTTTGCGAAACATCGTCCCGTCTGGTAGCTCGAAATAAAAATTGAGCTGCCAGCAGCCCTTGATCACTTTTCCCTTGCGTTTGTACGGCGTAACAGGTTCGAAGCTCACGACTGTTTCCTTGTCCGTGGCTCCATTCGGTTGAGCCACTGTTGCACACTTGTCTGAGTCCACAAGAGCCTGCGCACGGGCACGCTCGCAGGCGGCGGTAGCAGCCCACGTGCGTGCATCTGGCGAATGGCTTTAGGCGTTGTTCGAAACAGAACCGCTAGGTCCTGTACTGTCAGAAATTGCGGGAGTTCCATAACTCATCGACGGCATCTTCGCGATCGCGCTCTTGAGCGTCTTCTTGCTCGCGTGGCCGTACACTTGCCGAACCATCGTGATATCGGCGTGGCCGAGCAGATCGGCACAGTCCTCGAGCGATACGCCTGCGTTCCTCAGCAACGAGCAGAACGTGCGGCGAAGGTCGTTGAACGTGAGCCGGTGCGGGAGCTCGTCATCGTTGAGCTTGGCGCGCGCGCGTTTCCAGGCGAGCATGAGATCTCTGTTGCCCGAGCCCCACTCGCTGAACAATGGTCCTTCCACCCGTACACGACGCGTGAAGATCGGCAGAACGTTGTCGTTCAAGTCGAGGGTGCGCTCGCTCTGCTCAGTCTTGACCGTGACTTCGTCGAGTTCTTCGACGCGGACCGTACGCTTGCGGAGGTCAACACGAGCACGTGTGAGTGTAAGCAGCTCACGGCGGCGTACGCCCAAGTTCACATAGATCATGATGTCGTCGCGACGGGTCGGGCACACTTCGGCGAGTAGCGCCTGAACGTGCTCGGCGGATTCGAGCCACGTGCAGCCCGGCTTGTAGAAGTGCTTGCGGCGCACGAAACCAGCGACCTTGAGCCCCGACACGTCACAGCCCGCGAGACGTAGTGCCTGACGCAGTACACGATGTTCCTTCTGGATCGTGTGCCGGTCCGCCTTCTCGATCAGGCGCTTGTCCGTGTACTTCTCGAGCGTGGCAAGGTCGACGCTCGTGCACGCGGTCGTCTCACCAAGCAGGCGCAACAGGTGCTTCGAACGGTCGGTGTGAAAGCGGACGGTGTTGGGCTTGGCACCGACACGTACATCGTGCGCGGCGAGCAAAGAGAACGCGCCCTCGAGCGTGCACACATTGACGATTACCGCGTCGACGGGAGCGGCTGCACGGACGCGCTCAATCTCACGTGCAGCGTTGAGGGCCGCTTTCCAGTCTGTCTGATGTGTCGTTGTCTCGTATCGCTTACCGAGATAGTCGTATCCCCAGAATACGTAGACCTTACAGCCTCTTCTTAACCTTAGTCTCTTTTCGAGCGGCGACCTTTTGTACATGAGGTTTAATCTGTTCGATTGTGGAAACGGCATCAACCTGAGGTTCCACGATCGCCAGAACATCCGCATAATTCCGCGCGACGAACGCAGCGAAGTTCTCAAACTTCAGATTCCACGGCCGCGAGAACAAGATTCCGCGTTCGGGTGTCTTGTCCATGTTCTCCCACTTGTCGTCGATGAGCCAGTCACCCTGGATCAGATGCTTCTCGCTCGTGAAGACGATCGAGTAATTGCGCCGATTCAAGAAGTGATCGAGCAGCCCATAGCGCGCCTCGACCCAGTGGTTGAGCCCGCGCCAGGGCGTTGTCGCGAACACAACTTTGTGCTCGAACCCGAGATGTTCGATGAAGCTCTGCGCCTGAGGATAGTACTGCACCAAGTGACCGATTCTGTCCTTTCGCTGCAGCATTTTGTGCATGAACTCCCACTCGGACTTGGTGAGTTCCATCGCCTCTCGGAAATCGTACGACTTCCAAGACTCAGGCGGGTTGAGCTTGCGCGCGAGCATCCGCTGCGCGAACTGATGCACGGCCGCGGCGCAGTTGAGAACTACACCGTCACAGTCAAGCAGGATTGTCTTCACCACTTCCTCACTGTCCAAATCACAACAGCCATAAACATGATGCCGAACAGCGCAACCCACATGTTCGCAACGATGATCTCGGTCATGCGTTCGTATCCCTTACAAAGCTCAGCAGCAAGCCAACGAGTATGATCACAAGCGCCGCCGTCTCGAGCATGCCTTCCATCACTTGTCCTTGTTCCTGAACGTCCACCAAACAAACGCTACCGAAAGCCCCGACGTACCCAGAAAACAGCCCAGAACGAACAACGCCGCTTTCATTTCCTCTGACATCAGAACATCCCCTTGTACACGTGCCGTGATCGAGCCATCAGTTCTTGCGCCACACCCCGACCGTGCGCGCCCTTCGTCTCGAGGTAGAAATGCTGCACTGGTGCTAGCAACTCGAGCTGGGAACACAGCTCAGCAGCGAGCAGGTGCGGCCCTTTGCCGTAGTCGGCAAGCAGCACGTGCTTGAGCCCGACGTCCGCCTCGACTTCGCGTGAAGCCTTCGCAATGACATCGTGACCGTACGTGATCGGTGTTTCGGTTTCGAAGAGAGGCATACAGTCCACGTACAAGTTCTCGATGAGATACTTGGGGTCGGCGACTGTTTCCATTGGGACGGGGACTGCTGTTACTCTGAGAGCACTACTCATGGACTTGTTCTTGCCTTTGTGACACGTGGCGAAATGCGGACACTTCTCAGGCGGGAACTTCTGACACGGACTGTCGTAGAGCGCGAATGCGTTGTCGGGCATCGGGAACGACATGGGGTCTGCGTCCGCGGGGACAGCCGCGATTTCTTCGGCGGGTGTCAGTACGCGCAACTTGAACGCCTCTGTGTCCCGTGTCTCGTCGCGCCTGAGCTGGGCGGCGATCGTAGTGAACGGCTCGTCGTCGCCCTTCAAGCCCCACGTGCCCGTTATCCAGAGCGCGCTGTCGACCTCTGGGTAGGCTTGCGAGTAGAGCAAGCGCTGCACGTCCTTCTTGAGCTTCGCGGGCGACTTGGAGTACTTGAGCGAGCCTCCCGTGGTCTTATAGTCGAGCACGAAGTTCGCGGACAGGCGGTCGATGATGCCCTTGAACAAAATGCCGTGAATGATCTTCGTGAACTCGACCTCGAACTGCGCGCCTTCGTCGCGCGGGTTGTGGAACCAGAGCGCGCGGGCCATGCGCGTAATGTCATAGCCCTCCCACGGCTCGACCACATCGGGCTCACCGTCACGCGCCAGCTCGAGTAGTCGGTGCGTGCGCTTGCCGGCCTCGGCTGCTTTACCACCCGCGTCCCGTTGATCGGCGCGATAGGCAAAAGCCCACCTGCGCTGGCACATCGTCCACAGTTCTATGGAGCTCGCTGAAATAGGTCTCATTGCTCTTTGTTAACCAATCAGGAAGGCCGGAATCGTCGCGAGGGGTCAGAGGTTCGTATGCAAGCATCTCACACGACCACGTATCGTAAATGAGCTTGAATGCTATTGCCATTAGAGTGCTCCATGTACCTTGTCCGCCGCTTCTCTCGACCAGCGAATCGCGTCATCCATCCCGAAGGTGGCGAGTAGAGTTGCGAATGCTGCGTTGAATGTTCGGTGCCAAGCTTTGATGCGCTCGTTCTCGGTACCATCATCCATTGCTCTGTATTTCATAGAAACTCACCAAGCTTCGTGTCCTGTTCATTCGGCATACAGTTGTATCCCAGCAACACCATCGGCACCGGGAACGTCGCGTCGTAGCCCACGAACGTCACGGGATTCAGTTCGAGCACGAAGCCGTTAGCGTCGTTGCGCGCTTGTCTCCACCAAGAACGATGAGAGCGCACAGGACACAGAACGATGACGGCAGGCGCATCATCTCTGTCCGCCTCAGCACACGCCTTCGCGAGCCATTTCTTTAGGTGCTTGTAGGGCGGGTTGCAATAGGTCCGATGATGCCAAGGCTCGACCAGTCCATCGACTGGCGGCGAGTAGTAAACAGACGCGCGCACTTCGCCCCGAGGACAATCGTGTTCGTCGAATGCAGCACACGGGTCTAAGGCAATGTGCCCACCAAACACGCCACGCACGAACTCGAGGATCGACGGGGGTGTTAGTATCTCTTGCTTGCGCTCTTGCCGCTTACCGGTAGCGAAGCCATCAAGCGCATTCAGCATTGTCGATAAACTTCCGAATGCGGCGGCGCATCATCGCAGGCGTTGCAAACTCGTTCGGGCCATCGCAGCCGAACAGCTCATCCGCTTGACCGCGATTGATCCCGAAGTACTTGAGCGTTTCCTCGTCGTAGTAGTCGACTACTTCCTTGGTACCTACCAACCGAATCGGACAAAACTGCTCGCCCGTGAACTTGAACTTCTTCTGCAAGTCCGACCGAGCGGCGAAGTGTCCGAACACGCACGCGGGCGTGCCGCACGCGTGCGCGTACAGCGTCATGTCGAACTGCTTGGGCTTCACACCATCGAGCGCGACGATCAGCTTCTCTAAACGAGCCTTGTTCATGTCACGTCCTCGAGCGCGTCCTTAGCCTCTTGAAGTTCTTGCTTGAGTTGTTCGAGCTGCGCCAAAACCTCAGCGACGCGTGCTTGAGCTATCAGCTCCGCTGCCTTCTCAGCCTCGGACTCGACCCCCGCCTGCGCTGTAGCGAGTTCTGACTCGAGCGTCGCAACTTGCGCCTCGAGAAACGCGATACGATCCTTGAACCATTGTGTCGTTGTCATTTCTTGTCTCCGTACAATTCGAATAGTTTCTTGGCTACGGTCTCTGCATTCGCAAACAACTCATCGGTGCGAGGCTGGGCGGGCGGGCGGTCATCTCTGAGCACTGCCCGTTGCTCAGCATCGAGCAAGATCCCGAGGCACGCGCGCGCGGACGCGAGATGGTGCACGCCCGTGACTGGGTCGCGTTCTTGCCCAAAGAACCACTTGAACACATGCCTCGCGCAAGCCGATACGTACACGGAAGCTCGAACGCCATCGGTCATCCAATTGCACGCGCCGTACTTGAGCGCGCCCTCCAAGTACGCGAGCGACTCTTCGACGAGAGCCACGACGGGGATCATGTGCAGGGGTGCGCGGGCTGTACCTGCCAAGTCCTTGGGATTTGTGGGCTTAGAGTTCACCGGAAGCCAACGCGTAGATGATGTACGGCCAGACCAATGCGCCCAGCACGAGCTCGTACCAGCGCATGGTTTTGCGTTCGTTCTCCCAGAGGTAGATGAAGCAGCCGGCAGCGGCGGCCAAATAGAACAGTCCCAAGATGATCCAGATCATTCGTCGTCCCCCTCGTCTTCACCGATCTCGATCTCTTCGACAAGAATCTGGACCTCAGCAATGAGAGCGTCGAGTGCGTCCGGCAGCTCGCCCTCGTCGATGTCTTCGGCGTAGACTGTGACGAGTGCTTGGCACGCTATGAGTAATTCGTTCGCTTGATTTCGTGTCATAGGTAACCTTCCAAAAACTCGATCGCTTCCTTCGCGCCGCGGCACACTCGCGCGGGGTAGTTCGCAACGTTGAGCGCGCCGATCCAATCCTCTTGCGCGTCTGACACTTGCCCGCCCTTGGTGCGCTTGAGCTCGATGAACACGAGCCCGCTGCGGGGCGTGAGGACCAACAAGTCGGGGAAGCCGGGGCTCACGCCTTTTCGCTTGTTCATCATCTTCTGCTTGAAACTCGTCGTGTAAGTCTCGTTGGGAGAGTGATGAAAGCGCCAGCCTTTCACTCGTAACCACGACGCGACTTGCAAGTGTTCTAGGTACTCAGACTTCGTCGCCATACAACAGTGCTATCAACTTGTCCTTGTCGACTGGTTCGTTCTTCAAACAGTCGATGATGCCTACGTGCAGGCGCGTGATCTCTTCGGCGCATACAAGTGCCGCGCCTTCTAAAAGAGAGAGTCCTGACCAGCTGTGATTACTTAGGCCGCTGATACGTGAGAGCGCACGGTTGAGCGTTGGTTTGTCCATAGATTCAGCTCCCCATTTATGTACACCGGCTCTGCGTCTTTGTCTAACATTAACGTCGCTGCAGGTTCTGCTCTCAGCAATACGTCAGGTGTATAACTCTGGCCGACCTCGACATAGATCCTTGTAGCTTCGGTCGCGCTCACGTGCAGCGTAGCTAACGGAACTTCCAGAACGATCGAGTCGTGCACTGTTAGTACCGGATGACAGTCATATAGCGGATCACCCGGACGGGCGAGCTCACATGCGCGGCATACAGCTGTATAGGCTGCTGCTGCGGCGTCGGCGGCGAGGCCAGAGAAGAGCCCGTTGCACGCATCAGGAAACGATATATACGCGCGTACTCGATCACTGATGAACTGTCTGATTGCACCGAGTGCCCATCGGTCTCTGTCGGGGAAGAAGTTGGCGACGGCATCGAAGTATGCCTCTGGTTCCCAGCGTGCTTCCCACGCTCGCATGATCTCGCCGGCTCGCCGATCGTCGATGAGGGGATCACCGTCGCGCCGTTCCTTGTTCATCGTTGCGCGAAGGCGGCGCACCGACATCACACCCCACCCGCCGAAGTTAATTCGCTTTGAGGCGTCCCGATGTAACGCGTACGCTTTCTGTTTCTTGTTCGCGAGCATGTCCTCGTAAGACACGCCCATCAGTCCACAGCCCACGTCGCAGTGCACGTCCCGGCCCGTGTTCAAAGCGTCCGCGAGCTTGTGACTAGCACCGAGCCATATCTGCGCCTGAGCTACAGTCACGAGCTCATGCATCGCGTAGTCGATGTCGACGAACGCGTAGCCAGGGCGCGCAACGAAGCAGTTACGCATGCGCCCGACCTTGGGCAGATTCTGCATCTGCACGCCGACGTAGAGCTTGGGGATGCGTGTGCTACACCGCCCGTTCTCGAGCAAGTTCACGAACTCAGTCTGAAGCGGGAGGCCCTTGCTACCTTCCTTGAGCATCGTCACTTTCTTGATCGTCGTATCGGCGCTCGTGTAGAGCGAGTACGCTCGGAGGACGGGATCGCCGCTGTCACGCGTTGCTTCTGCGTTGAGACAGACGCCCTCTTTGGGGGTCTTTTTGACCTCGATGCCAGCTTCGGCGCAGACGCGTTCCATCCTGGCGCGCGCACGCTTCGTGTCTTTGCTCCCGACCTTGCTGGGTGGAACGCGCTTGCTCTTGTCGTCGAAGTCGTAGTCGCCACGTAACAGACCGTGGGCGAGCAACGTGTGCCGGGCCTTCTCGATCTCGGCTTCGACTTCCGACAGGTACAAGTCACAGGTGGCGCCGTCAGTGATGACGCCCCGGTGCACCATCTTGCGCCGCGCGAAGGCGTAGTAAGCTTGCCTTGGGCCATCGTTGAGCAGATCGGCCCAGTGATCTTCGGCCCGATGAACTTGGAGCGTGGCCTTCGCATCGAGCACGGCGTACGTGATCGCGTCCTTCGGCCATAGCGCGAGGGGCGTGTCGATGAGCTCGGAGTAGCGCAGGCGCCACGTATCAGCGCTCTTGTCGAGCGTGCCGAAACCATGCCGCTCGTAAAGAGCTGCGAGGCTATACGAGAACTTGACCTTCTCGTCTTCGGCTGCTCTGAAACCTTCGAGCTGGCCCGTGCCGAGATCGATCAGCCGCTGGCGTAGCTGTACGTCGTGCACGCGCCCCTCTTCGTGCGCCCGCCAGATACGGGGCTTGAGCTGCGGGAAGGCGCGGATGAGTACCCACTGATCGAAGGTCCCATTCGCCCACGTGGATTCGCATTCGTCGTAGACGTAGGTGAGGAAGTCTTCTGCCTCAGTCCAGTGCAAGATCTGAGGCTCGAAGCTGTCGTCACAGTGGGTTACACAGGCGAGACGGGGGGCGATATCTGCGCCGCGGCTTATGGGCGCGGTCTCAGTATCGACGGCGAATAACTTCATTCATGCACCACACACTGCGCCGCAAGTGCTCGTCGGCTAACATCGTTCTTCAAAGCAACCAGTCCGCAGTGCTCACAATACGGCCAGTGAGCAACGCGTTTCTTGAGTGAGTGCGCGTCACGTACGCGCTTCGTGCCCTTGTCAGCTAAGAACGCTTTGACGTTCTTGACCGTCTGCCAGGTCATTCAGCACAACACTTCCTTAGATCCTCATAGTCACAGGTCCACACCAGGCTTGTGTCGTGTTTCGCGAGCCAGAGTGCCAAGCGCTCGAGGTCGACGCGCGCCATCCACGGGAACAATGGCTGGTCGTGCTCGCCGACGAGTAGTGACGACCAAGTACGGAAGAGTAGAGCTTCCTTGAGGTTCATGTTTCATCCGGGTACGAGATGATGTTCACGGGCCGGAGCAAGCCCTCGAGCACGTCGATACGCATCTTCAACGATGCGTTCTCGCAGAGCAGCCGATTGTAAGACACAGCGGCTGCGGCGAGCTCACCTTCGTAGTGTTCCTCGAGTTCGCTGCCCTCGTGTATTCGGGCGAGCAACGTGTCGGCGTACAAAGTCGCTTCGTTGTTGAGACGCGTGTTGAGCTTCTGTAACGAGGCAATGTTCGTGTCTGACATGACTTGTTCCTTTACGGTAACGAGGGCAACTTCGGTAACCACCAATAGCCGCGCCACTCAGACACAAGGCCGACACGAGGCACCGGCCCCGGTGTCACGTCCCTGAGTCGTTCGCGCACACGGCGTAGTTCACGTACTGACTGTTTGACGTGGTCAAGAGGCTTTACTACGTAAAGACCCGGGTTCTGTGGCGTGTCGAGTGTCCAATACCCGCGGGCGAAGTCCGCCCAAGCGTTGATATGGTCACGAGCCCGACAGCGCTCGTATGTTTCGAAAAGCGAGAAACGGCCTTGGGGAGCTTCGAGGACCGCAAGGCCGTTCTCTAGTACGTAGATGCTGCACGAGTCGAGGTGGTGGGTGCTGAGTACGGCGTCGAGGATGTCGCCGATCTCGTCCGCGTACAGCCGACAGAAATCATCTTGCTTCAGTTTGCGCCAGCGTGTTTCGCTTACGCACCGGTAGAGCAACCGGTCTTCAATCGAGGGGAGGTGCTTCGACACTATCTGCTGGATCGACCAAGGCTTGGATGTCGACCAACATGTCGATCGTGTCGTCCAACGCCTCGACGTCTTCGTCTTCTTCAAAACGAATCAACGAGAACCGAGCTTCACGCAACAGCTGGTAGATCTCTGTCGTCCAGTTCATTTCTTTGCCTTTGGCTGGGCTGCTAGTTTCAACGCATTCTCACGCGTCTCGTCGTGCGCGAAGAACTCGCGCTTCAAGAACTGGTACTCCTTGACGAACTCGGGATCGGCTGCGAGTGCCGGGTTCTTCTTCAACTTCTTCTTGCCGTCCGCCTTGAAGTCGTGCGTCGCACACAGCTTGATCTTACGGTTCAAGAAACATGAGGGCGGGCGAATGCTTGCCTCGAGCACCTCGTACCAGTTCTCGTTCTCGATCTTGTCAGTGTCGAGCCCATCACTTAGGCCCATCGCTGCGACCAAGATGTTCTTGGATTTGCCGTCGAACATGACATCGTCTTCGGCGAGATAGTGATTGCGGACCGAGCCGACTGGATACGCGTCGGTGTCCGCGCTCAAGATCTTCAGATCGACGATGAGTGCCTGGATGCGTGCCTTCGTGTTGATGGACTTCCATCCAACAATCAGACACTCATAGTTACCCGGATGATTGATGTAGTTGCCGCCGGAACTAGCGTTCGCTTTGTTCAGGTCGCGTTGTGCGAAAACTCCCATTCACTGTATATGTCACGCTTTCGCGACTGTACAAACCTGTACGAGTTACTCAGTTTCGGCAGGCAGCGCTACCGATACTCGTGATGCGCCAACGCATTGGATCGTGCGCATCGCGCTCGAGGTAGCCGAGCTTTGCCAGCCGGCACAACGTGTTGATGAGCCTGTGCACGACGAAGCCCTCGGGGCCTTGTTCCTGCGCGTGCATGAGCCAGTCGTACTCCGTGACACTGAGTTTTAGCGCTGCCATCGCGGGCCATCCCATCGGTTTACGGTTTGCAAATCGCTCACGCACCAGTCGCATAGCAGCAGGCGCGAGGAATCGTTCTTGCCGAGTGCCTTCTCGGCGACGGCGCCCATCCGAGCGGACGTTATCGCTTCCCAGTTCTCTCGGACGGTGAGCACGAACGTCACGTCGACGGTCGGCTGCATTTGCCCTCGACGGGCCGTGCGCCCTATTGACTGGTCGAGCTCCAGCGCAGAGGATGGTGGGGTGACATATAGGTTCTTGTGCCACCGCTGTAGGTTCCGGCCCAGCATATTTGGTCGGACCGCGAGGATTGCACCGGTATTCGCGCGGTAGGCTTCGATCGATCCATGCTGCGAATCATTCCCGTTGGCGTGAAAGAACGGCAGCCCGCTGAGCTCGGCAAGCCTACGGCCCACCGTAGGTTGTGTCACCCAGCACAGGCCCTTCTCTCGGGTCAACCATATTGCAGCAAATGTTAAAACACTCAAGTCAAACCATGCAGTCTTTGTGCATGGCGTGAAGGTCGGCTCGATCGCGCGCCAGTTGGCTAACAGCCCACCGTCGTCGATTTGCCCGCAGCGAACGGCGGCACTCACTTGGGCGGGCGTGTCGAGCCCGTAAGTTGCTTCGTCGCTCACGATCGCGCGCACGAAGGACGACCAGAGAGACCGGGCTTCGCGCCATTCGAGCGGCGGCGCGGGATCCAGCACCTTCGCGAAACCAGCGCCCAACTGCTTCAAAATAAGGGGTTTGCTGTACAACTCTTCGAAGCAGCGTCCATCCGGCAGGACCATGTCCAGCCAGGCGGACTCGCACAGCTGATCCATCGCAGGGTCCATGTCAAGCCTGTGATCTGAGACGTAGATCGAACAGTCGATAGCCTCCGCAGTGCGCGAGTAGATGTTGCCAGGCGTCTCTTCGACGCGCGTGCCAACGCCCTCGCGGACTCGTTTGAGGTCATCCTGGTTATCGGCCCATTTAGCTAGTGCACCAGGCGGTCGGCGCTGGCCCACGACACGCGTATCAAGCGCCTCGCACCACTCGCGGATCACGTCGGGCTCGCGTGGCAGGGGCGAACCCTCGCCGAGCACGAGTTCTTGCACGTGGGAATACTGGCTGAGCGACTCGCCTGGCGTTCCCGTGAGCGGGATTATCGGCACCTCCGGGTGCGCGTCCTTATACCGGCGCAAGCGGCGAAACCGCGCGCCGTTCGGGTTCGCGAGGCTGTGGGCTTCGTCGATGACTATTAGATCGGGAGCTAGTCTCTCGAGGTAGTCAGCATAGTCAGCGCGGCTCAGACGCTCTACAGATAGAAAAGTGTAGCTGTGACAGATGTGCCAATTCGTAGCTAGCTCACGGAACTCGCGCACCGTCTTGTCTATGAGCCGCGCGTAATTGAGGAAGAGCGGGCGGCGGGCTTGTAACAGGGCGGTGACAAGCGTCTTGCCGCCGCCAAGACTGGCGACGACGTTCAAGCGGCCCAGTTCCTCGAACTCAGCCAGCGCCGCCGCCTGCATCGGGTACAGGCGGGCGGTGGGCACTTTGGCGAACTTCGCCGAGAGACGGTCGATGAGCTCGGGTGACGCGTGCCAGCGGCGACGGGGGAGCTTGTCGATGCGCTCGAATTCGAAGGACTCGGCGACAGGCTCGGACAAAAAGATACGCCCCAGCGTTGAATGCCGGGGCGTAGTTTGGGGGCTGTGACCTGCTTGCTCTAGCAGAGCGGCGAGGATGGACATGCCGCTTATATGTAGGAACTAAAGGGACGTGTCCATTCCCGGAGTGAGTATGGGGTTACGCGTATTGAGTATCCAACACCATCGCCCGTCGAGGCGCTTGGTAACTCCGTGAACATCGTTCGCGCCCCAGTAGTATCTCGGGGGTGCCACTGCCCAGTACTTGCCTGTAGGCGTAGTGAACGTCACGCATGCTTTGCGATTGGTCGTAGGGTTGGTAGGTTGGGACCAGAACACGGTCTCGGTGCTCTCGTCCGCGATTGCCGCTAGCGCGGCTGGACTCATACGGATGATTTTGAGTTTCTCGGTCATGAACTTGTTGTAGGTCGGCCTCGATTGTCGCGACGAATGCATCGGCGCGTGTCTCGGGGGTTGGCTTGATCCACGATTTGTCGAAGAACATCGTTGCGTCTAAACACATTGGGGCTTGTTCCTTTACTCGAGATTGCTTACGTCAATAAGTACATCGAGGGGGGAGTCTCGATAAAGCTTGCAGTCATGCGTTTGGTATGCCCGCGGGTTCGTGAATGCATGCGCGCACTCTCGGCAGTGCCAACGATAAAGCGCGACGATGGTAGTCAGCGCCGCTTCAGAGATAGCAACGGGCGGGAATTCGGGCGGCAAGTGAATGAGCCGCGTACCTAGAGCGAGCGCGGTCATGTCGAGCTCACTGCCCGCAGGCAAGTAGAAGACTCGGGGAGCGATGAGGCCGGCGAGCCAGAAGCGGAGACGATTTATCACTTCGCAGCACTTACTATCTCGACGCACACATCAAACGTGCGACGACTGGGCATAGCACTCACGAGATATGCGCGCAGGGCTTCAATGGTGCGCGCACGCTGGGCCTCGGGCTCTTCGTCGAGCTCGCGAAATGCTTTTTGGAGTTCAGGGCTCATCACTTCTTATTCAGTTGCGCCGTCGCAAGCTTGTTGCGCAGGTGCTTCTTCTCTTCTTCAGAGATCGAGATGATGTCGGTCGCTGAATTGATGA